CCGGCGCCACCTGGGCCACCCTCGTCACCTTCGCCGTCAACAGCATCACCCCGGAGATGCTGGCCGGGCTGGGCAAGTGGGAGCCCCTCGTCTCGGCGGGCATCGCGATCGTCTCCTACGCGGCCGGCTCGTACCTCAAGGCCGAGCCCGCCCCCGAGCCGGCGCCGGCCCCTTCGACCGTCGTGGACGAGATCGCCCAGCGCCTCGCCACCCCCGCCAAGTAGGAGGCCCGCATGGGACGCATCTGGACCAACGGCTCCGGCCTCGCCCTCAACGCCACCAACCTCAACTCGCTCGAGAACGACCTCGGCCGCGCCGTGAAGCCGTGGACGGCGAACACCAACTACGGCGCCGGGCAGGCCGTCATCGACCCCAACGGCAACCTCGTCACCGCCAACGCCATCCACACCTCCGGCGCCAGCTTCACCGCGGCCAACTGGTCCACCCCCTACGACGCGGCGGTCGCCGCCCGGGTCAACGACCGGACCTCCCAGACCCGCGCCGCGATGAACGCCAACTTCGCAGGCTTCAGCTCCGTCCGCCGCAACCTCAAGGGCACCGCCCCGGCACTGGCCAAGTACACCGGCAACCCCGTCTTCACGGTCGGGGCGCAGGGCTCAACATTCTCCACCATCCAGTGGCCGTGGATCGTCAACGTCGTCGCTGACACCGGAACCACCGGCCAGTTCGGCGAGACCTACCGCCTCTACTATTCCACCGACCACGAGAACTCCACCGCCCGCATCGGCCTCCTCACCGCTACCGACCGCACCGGCCCGTGGACAGACCGCGGGCAGGTCTACCGGGACACCACGAGTGGGAACCAGACCGAGACGCAGGCCGTCGTCTGGAACCCCGCCGAGCAGCTCTGGTTCATGTACTACCACCAGGTCGGCGTCACCGGCACCACGGCCCCCGAGACCACACTCCTGGCGACCAGCCCCAACGGCGTGGACACCTGGACCCGCGTAGGCGTCATCCTCGACTACCCGGCAGACGACCTATCCGGCTACCCGCCCAACCCGGGCATCGGCTACTTCCGACCCTTCCGCATCGGCAACCGCTGGTACGCCCACGCCCTCCTCGCAGGCGGCGACTACGCCCGATTCCTCCTCGCCCAGTCCCCGGACGGCCGGAAGTGGACCATCGACCCCCGCCCGCTGGGCAACATGTCGGAGATGGCGGGCAACGGCTACCGGATCGAGTGGAACTCCGGGACCGTGATCTTCTGGAACGGCGAGTACTACTGGGTCGGCCTCGTGTCCAACTTCACCTCCGGCGGCGTGGGGCGCGTCACCAAGTACGTGGCCGCCACCATCAGCCCCGACTTCCGCAAGATCACCGCCCCCCCCATCACCCTCTTCCCCACGCTCCAGACATGGGAGACGAGCCCGGCCGACAACCGATCCGGCGGCTCGCTCCTGGTGGACACGGACGGCTCCCTCGTCCTCGCCTACAGCGGCGGGACGCAGGGCTTCGGGATCGCGACAGGAGTCTGACCCATGCCACTGATGAGAGACAACACCGGCGCCGTCGTCTACCCCGCCCGCGTCAAGCGCGAATGGACGGACAACGCGACCCCCGGCAGCAGTGCCCCCGGGTCCTGGCTCGCCGTCGCCGCCGGGACCTACGGCACCCCGTCCGGCTGGTCCGGGACCAGCCAGGGCCGCGCCACCCTCACCAGCGGCGCGGTCTCGGGCAACGCCGCCGCGATCAAGGCGGCCGCACCCCTGAATGTCATCAACACGGCCAACTTCAACGCACTGGTCCTCACGATCGAGTCCCTGAACATCGACGCCGACACGGGCGCCGACTACGAGATGGGCTTCCAGGGCATCGGCTCCCTCGGCGGCGCCTCCCTGATGCACCTGAACGGGGCCACCACGGCAGTGGTCAGGGTCCGCGACGGGTCGGGGACCATCACGGACTTCCCCACCAACTACACCATCTTCCAGGGCTCGGGCGGCGGCAGGTCCCGCCGGAACGTGACCTTCGCCCTGCTGCCCCGCGGGTACGTCGGCGACAACCGCGCATTCGCCTACATCCTCGAGGACGACCAGACCATGGCCGAAGTAGACATCTCCAGCGTCTACACCACCGGGCAGAACGTCGTGCCGATCTTCCAGACCATCACCCGCACCGCAGCGGCCCGCATCATGTCATGGGCCAACGTCCGCATGCAGATCTGGCACAACTGACCTAGCGGCCCGCGTACTGGGGGCAGCCCTCCGAGATCGCGGCCCGCGCCGAGTAGACAGCCGTGTCGTGGTCCGGGTACTTGCCCCGGTTCACGAGGTCCCGGCCGAGCCCGCCGACGGTCGCGGCCGGGTCCTTCATGTACTCGCACACGTAGCCGATGAGCTCCGCACGGGCCGTCAGCTCGGCCGAGGCCGACGACGATGCCGACACCCCCGCCTGCGTCGGGCCCGCGGCGCAGCCGGCGAGCAGGACCCCCAATGCCGCCACAGCGGCCACCCTCTGCATCATGCGTCACAGTCTACCGGGGCGGGTAACCGGCGACGCAAAGTGGAGAGTAAGTGGAGGATTCCGGCCCTGGGGTCCGGGCCCGGAACCGTGACTTCCGCGTGATTCCGGGCCATTTGGCGCCCCAGGAGGGAATCGAACCCCCGACCAAGAGAGTCTCGGGTTGCATTCTGTTCGCACAAGTCGGCACACGGGATGCAGCCGGATCGCAGGGACACGCCGCGCAAACAGGCCGGGCCCCGCATCCCCTTGCATCCCCGTCACACTGTGGATAACGCAAAGAGGATGTTTTCAGGATGGGGTGGCCGGTAGACTGGCACCATGAGCGAGAAGCGGTGCAAGCACGAGAACACGTGGTTCGACCGGACCGTCTGCGAGGAACCCTGCGGGGCCATGCACACGGTCTGCTCCGACTGCTCCGCAGTGGTCGACTACTGCTGCCACAACGAAGGCTTGGGGGACTGGGGGTAGCGCCTAGTTCTCGCCGAGGTCGGCGATGGAGCCGAGCTCGAGGACCCGCACCCGCTGCTCGATGTAGTGCGCCCGGGTCACCCGGTCGTCCGCGTGGCCGAGCCACTGCGCCGCAGTAGCCGCACCCTCCGCACCATCGAGGTAGGTCGCGACGGTCTTGCGGAGCACCTTCTGCGTCACCCACTCCCACTCCGACCCGGCCAGTGCCCGGTTCCAGATGGTCCGCATGTTCCGCGGGTCCCGCATCCCACCCGTCGCCGAGGGGAACACCAGGAACCCGTCCGGGGCGCCGGCGCGCAGCCTCGTGAGCATGGCCACGGCGAACGGGGCCAGCGGAAGGGCGCGGGTGTCCTGCTCCTTCGTCGGCGTCCGCCGCAGCCCCTCCCCGTCCACCCGCACCACCTGCCGGTGCACGAACACCCACGGCACCGTCGCGTCAAGGTGCACGTCCTCCCATGCGAGGCCGAGGGCCTCCCCGGGGCGGCAGCCGGTGGCGACGAGGAACTCGAGCACGTCCGCCGCGGCCGCGCCACTGCGGCGGTTGGTGCGGGGGGCGGGCTGGGCGCGGATCACGGCGCGCACGGCCATGAGCTCGTCGAGCGAGAGTGCCTTGGGCTTCGCGGTCTCGACGCGGACGGCCTCCACGCCGGTCACGGGGGAGGCCGTGAGGGCCCCGAGACGCACGGCCCGCTTGAACATCATCGACAGCACCCACCGCATCTTCTTCGCCTGCGGCGCCTTCACCTTCGCGAGGGACGTGACGGCGTGGTCGACGATGGGCGCGGTGCACTCCCGCAGGGTCAGGGACCCGAGGCGGGGGACGATGTGCAGGTCGATGACGTTGCGGACCTCCCGCAGCGTGTTCGGCGCCAGAGGGGGCCGGCGCTCCTCCTGCGCCCTGAGGTGGGCGGCCGCGAGCTCGGCCACCGTCGAATCCGGGGTCAGGCCGAGCGATGCGGTCTCGCCCACCTTCCGCGAGAGGTTCTCCCGCAGCCGAGAGAGGGCCTCGGACTTCGTGCGCCCGTTGGCGAACGCCCGCCGCACCTGCCCGTCGTGGCGGCGGTAGCGGGCGTCGGCCATCCAGGACCCGTCCGCCTGTCGCACGGCGTTGACGGTGCCGTACTCGCCGGGACGCAGCCTAGGCCGCGGCATAATAGCACACCATTACATCATTATCCCATGGCGTGCCGACAACCCGGCGTGTCACGCGCCGAGGGTGAGCTCGCCGCGGGGCGCGAACCGGACCGCCATCGCCGGGCACGCCCGGCAGTCCATGCACCCCACCAGCCGGGCCTCCTCGTCCGTGAGGGTCACGGCCCGGTCCGTCAGGACCCGCTTCGTCACCCCGAGGGCCTTCGCGGACAGGTCCGCGTCGCCCCGGCACGAGCCGATCAGGACGTCCAGGGGGAGGCAGCGCTTGGCCGTCTCGTACCGGACGGCCATCTCGACGTCCTCGGACTGGTGGGTGGCGTGGCCCTGCTCGGCGTGGACCATTTCATGCTGGACCGTGCAGAACAGCTGCACTGCCGTGAGCCGGTCGTCGACGATGATGTTGCGGCCGTCGGTCTGCCCGTGGACCCCGTCCGGTAGCCTCCGCCTGATGATGCGCACTGTGACCCCCACCTTGACTGGAGGGGTCACCCCAGCGGACCCCCCGTGTCACACGAGTTTACGGGGGCCACGCCGGGTTTCGTCAATTCGGTGTCTGAAATGCGGACAACCTGTGAGCATACTGAAAGACAGACGGTTCTGTCCAATCAGCCCTCGTCCGGGGCGCCCTCCTCGCCCTTGAACTCCGGGTTCGAGTCCGCCGCCAGACCCCACCCCGCCTGCTCCCCGGCCTGCACCTGGACTGCAGCCCGATTGCGCCATTCCCGCAGCCGGTGCGTCACCTCCAGGAACAGCTCGTCGTCCGTCAGGTCCGCCGCCCGCGTCGGCGCCGGAGCCGCCGGCGGGGCCTGCACATCATCGAGGCCGACCCGGTCCGGGTACTCCTCGTTCAGCACCCGCGTCACGGCCCCGGGCACCCAGCCGAGGGCCTTCTCGAGCTGGTCGCGTTTGGAGACGCCGGGGGTGTTCTGCCCGGCGAGCCAGGCGTGCATGGTGCGCAGGCCGACGTCGGCGCGGGCTGCCATGGTCTCGACGGTCCACCCGTAGAACGTGCGCTGGGTGGTCATGAGCTCCGCGAGGCGGAGCAGGTTCTGGTTGCCTTCCATGCCTCCCATCGTGGGGTGCGGGAGCGTGCAACACCAAAGCTCACAGGTTCGCGGAAACGTGTCGTTTCCGTGCGACCACGCGCTGTAATTACACGGTTGTGGCAGGGTTTTGCCCTAGAAAACACTGGAATCGCACCTGTTTGCAGGATTCCCCCTTGCGTGTTTGCACTTGTTTGCATTAGGCTTGCAGCATGAAGCAGATCAGGGGGATCGCCCCCATCACGAACAAACGGGTGGGCCGCATCATCGCCCTCGAGCGGCGGGCCCGCCTCCTCACCCTCGACGAGGCCGGCACCCGCCTCGAGGTCCACCGCTCCACCCTCGCCGGGTGGGAGCAGGGCCACCGCCCCATCCCGAAGAAGCACATCCCGGACCTGTGCGAGCTGTACAGCATCGAGCCGGAACTCATCGACCCGGAAGCAGCGTGAGCGCCATGACCAACGTCCACACCGAGTACCCCGAGGACACCACCGGCGGCCTGCCCGTCGTCCCGTGCCCGTGGTGCGACCCGAACGAGCCCACCGGCTCCGACAACGAGACCGAACCCCTCGCCACGGTCCGCGAGCTCCGCCCCATCGTGGAGCGCACCGAGAAGTGGCGCCTGTACAAGTCCGAGCCGATCCCCGGCCGCGCCTTCTGGTACGCCCTGCAGCCCGCCACCCTCGACCAGGCGTACTTCCGCACCGGCTACGGGACGACCGCCAAGACCTACCCCGAAGCCCTCCGGGAGCTGCAGCTGGCCCTGGCGAAGGCGGCCGCGTGATGGACGCCGGCATCTTCTACGCCCTCGCCATCCACGCCATCATCATCGCCGCGTGCTGGATCAGCGAAGCCCGCGAGCAGCGCAGGGGCACCCGGTGACCATCCAGCCCACCGAGACCACCCTCGAGCACGCCCTCGCCGCCCTCGACTTCAACCCCGACGTCGAATGCGACCACCACCAGTGCAACCGCACGGCCACCTGGTACACGACGCACCAGTGCTGCGGGTTCACCTATCCGGTCTGCGACCGGTGCAAGAACGTGATGCTCGCCTACCTCATCCTCACCCCCAAGGCCCAATGCAGCGAGTGCGGGGCGCGCAGCCCGCACGGCCTCGCCAAGGTCTGCTTCACCCCCGCCGCCTGAGCCACGGCACCCACCCGGAAGGAACCCGCCATGAACCTCACCTTCGACGAGGCCAAGCACGTCTACAAGCTCGACGGGCAGCGCCTCACCTCCGTCACCACCGTCCTCGGCGGCGGCATCGCCAAGCCGCAGCTCGTCGACTGGGCCGCCCGCACCGCAGCCGAGTTCGCCGTCGCGAACCCCGGCGCGTCCTTCGAGCAGATCGCCGCCGCCCACCGCACCGAACGCGACCGCGCCGCGGTCCGCGGCACCGCCATCCACAAACTCGCCGAGCAGCTGCACACCGGCGAGGCCGTCGAGGTCCCCGAAGAGCTCGCCCCCTACATCGACGGCTACCTCGACACCATCGACCGGCTCAAGCTCGAGGTCATCCTCGCCGAGCGGACCGTCCTCCTGGGCCGGTACAAGGTCGCCGGCCGGTTCGACCTCATCGCCACCTCCCCGTACCTGTTCGGCGGGGACCCGTTCATCGCCGACATCAAGACCTCCAACGGGGTCTACCGGGAGACGGCCGCGCAGCTGGCCGCGTACGGCCTCGCCGACGGGTACGTCACCGCGGAGGACCCGGGCACGCTGCGGCCGCTGCCGTTCCTGGAGGGCTCCATCGTCCTGCACGCCACGAAGGACGGCACGGAGGTCATCCCGTACGCGGCGGACCGGGTGGAGCTGCGGATCGACTTCCACTACTTCGAGGCCGCGTACCAGGTGTACAAGCGCTCCCTTGCCGCGCACAAGGTCAAGGACCCCATCACCCCGTGGCCCGCGACCGAGCACGCGGCCTAGGAAGGAACCCCCAGTGAGCCACCTCAACCACGAGCAGGTCTCCCAGCTCCTGCGCCCGGTGCACGGGTCCCGCGTGCACAAGCTCGACGGCCTCTCCCACATGGAGGCCTACGACATCCGCGCCCACCTCAACCGCATCTTCGGGTTCGGGCACTGGTCCGCCGACGTGATCGAGATGACCCTCATGTACGAGGAGAAGACGACGACGAAGGCGGGCAAGCCGGCCTACGCCGTCGGGTACCGGGCCGGTCTCACCCTGACCATCTGCGGGCCCGACGGGGAGCGGCTGGCCTCGTTCACCGAGTACGCGGCTTCCGGGCAGATCATGCCGGACTTCAAGCGCGGCGACGCGCACGACTTCGCGATGAAGACCGCGGAGTCCCAGGCGCTCAAGCGGGCCGCGATCAACCTCGGCGACCAGTTCGGCCTGTCCCTGTACAACAACGGGTCCCTGCTGCCGCTCGTGATCCGCACCCTCATCATGCCCGAGGCGGCACCGGCGGAGGACGCGGTCGACGACGGTGCCCCTGCGGTGGTCCCGCAGGAGACCGAGGCGGAGCAGGACGGCGACGCCCCGGCGGCCCAGCCCGAGGCCCCGGCCGAGCCGCCCAAGACTGTGACCCGGCAGCGGGCGAAGCCCAAGCGGGACTACATGGCAGAGATTCCCATGGCCAATGGCGACAAGGACCTCCTGCGGGTCCTGTGGACTGCCGCGAAGGCCGACGGCGAACCGTCCGAGGTCCTCAATGCCATCCAAGCGGCCGCGGCAGCTTAGCCCCGTCCCGTCGTGGTCGCACCCCAAGTGCGACTGCGGCAAGGTCCTCTCCCTGGACCTGGAGGACGCGAAGAAGTGGTGGCGCATCTACGCCGACCACAACGGAAACCACAACCCGGTCCGCTACTACCAGTGCCGCTACGGCACTTACCACTGGACCACAGACCTAGAAGGAAGAGCAGCGTCTTGAGCAACGAACAGACCATCACCATCACCGGCCGCCTCGCGAACGACCCCGAGCTGCGCTGGACGACCGCCGGTAACGCCATCGCGAACTTCACCGTCGCCTACACCCCCCGCCGCTTCGACAAGAACGCGAACGAGTGGCGCGACGGCACCACCCAGTGGTGGCGGTGCCAGGCGTGGAACGCCGGCAAGCTCACCCTCGCCGAGAACATCGTGAACCAGCTGCACAAGGGCGACTCGGTGGTCCTCCTCGGCGTGGTCGAGGCGCGGGAGTACGAGACGAAGGAGGGGGAGAAGCGGACGGTGACGGAGGTCCGCGTCTCGCACATCGGCCGGGACACCCTGTACCACGGCCAGCCCCACCACCAGCCCGCCCCGCAGCAGGACGACCCGTGGGGCCAGCCCGGCCAGTCCGCCTCTGCCCCGTTCTGACAGGAGCCACCCCCATGCACGAGTACAAGGTCACCGTCTACACGCAACCGGTCTGCCAGCCGTGCCGGTTCACCAAGCGCAAGCTGACCGCCGCGGGCGTCGAGTTCGAGGAACGCGACGCCGTGCAGGCCGACAACCACGCCTACATCACCACCCGGCTCGGCCACCAGCAGGCCCCCGTCGTCACCGTCCACCGCGACGGCCACCTCTGGGTCCACTGGTCCGGGCTCCGCCCCGACCTCATCGCCGACGTCACCACCGCCATCACCCAGGAGCGTGCCGCATGAGCCTCCCCACCGCCGTCCCCATGCCCGAGACCTGCGCCGACTGCGGCCGCGGACTCCGCGACCCCCGCCACAAGGCCACCGGCGACGGGACCATCTGCTACGCCGGCAACGGCCTGTGCGTGACCTGCCGCTCCCGCCGGACCCGCACCCTCGAACGCACCGACGCCTGCCACGACTGCGCCCGCCCCCTCCACTACCGCGGCGGGCCCCGCACCGTCGACTCCGTCGAGCACGTCGCCCGCGGCCTGTGCCGCTCCTGCTACGACGAGGAACGCCAGCTGGCCAAGATGGCCGAGGCCGGGACAATGTACCCCAACGTGTCCGCCGAGGCCCACGCCCACACCATGGCCGGGTACAGGGCGTGGCTCAAGGAGCGCCAGGACCGCGGCGTCCCCGCCGACGGGTACCAGGTCGACGACGAGCCCGACACCCTCGCCCAGCTCACCCGCGGCAAGACCCCCTCGCAGCGGCGCGCCATCGGCCGCCTCCTCGAGCAGCTCGAGGCGGAGCGGGCCGGGATCGCCCGGGACACCCGCACCCAGGAGGCCCGCCACCGGTACCAGTACGGGATCGTCGCATGAGCCCGGAGACCCACGCCAAGGCCGTGCGGACCCGTGTCGCGCGCCGGTCCGAGCGCATCGGCGAGCTCGAGCACCTCGTCGCCGGCGGCACCCCGGCCGGGGAGGCTGCGCTGCGGGCAGGCTGGCCCACGGTGGCCGCCGCGGCGCGGGCCCTGCAGCGGGTCCGGCACCCCCTGGCCGTGACCCTCGAGCGGGCCCGGAAGGACGCGGCATGACCGGGTGGAGGGATGGGGCGGTGTGCGCCCAGACCGACCCGGAGCTGTTCTTCCCGCGGGCGGGGGACGCGGCCGCCAACGCCCGCGCCAAGAGCGTCTGCGCGGGCTGCCCCGTCCGGGCCGAATGCCTCGAGGCCGCCCTCGCCGACCCGTCCCTCGAGGGCATCTGGGGCGGCACGTCCGCCCGGGACCGCGGGGCGCTCCGCGCCGGCACCGCACGGGAGGCCGCATGAACACCGTCGTCAGCCTGTGCGACCTCACCGGCAACATGACCGCCCCGTGGGTCGCCGCCGGGTACCGGGCGGTGCTGGTGGACCCGCAGCACGGCACCACCCGGCAGGAGGGGCCGGTGCTCAAGCTCGCCGGCACCGTCGAGGACGCGATGCCCTACCTCGGCGAGCTCATCCGCGACGGCGCCGTGGCCATGGTGTTCGGGTTCCCGCCGTGCACGGACATGGCCGTCTCCGGTGCCCGGTGGTTCGCTGCCAAGCGGGAGCGCGACCCGATGTTCCAGGCCAAGGCCGTGATGGTCGCCGAGCAGTGCCGCACCCTCGGGCGCCTGTCCGGGGCTCCATGGATGGTGGAGAACCCCGTGTCCGTGCTCGCGTCCGCGTTCGGGAAGCCGCAGCACACCTTCCACCCGGCCGACTTCACGGCGTGGGAGCCGGCGGACAATTACACGAAGAAGACGTGCCTGTGGGTCGGGGGCGGGTTCACGATGCCGCAGCCGGCGCGGGACGCGACGCTCGGGAAGCCGGACAACCGCATCCACTTCGCCAGCCCCGGCCCGGAGCGGGCCAACTTCCGGTCGGCGACGCCGATGGGGTTCGCCCGGGCCGTGTTCGACGCCAACGCCCGCGCCGAGCTCGAGGTGGCCGCGTAGGTGGCGCGCCGGAAGGACCCGCGGCCGTTCATAGCCGTGCATGACGACATCCACAACCACCCCAAGGTCGTCGGCCTGTCCGACGCCGCGTTCCGCCTCCTCCACAAGCTCTGGTGCGAGACCCACCGGTTCGGCCTCGACGGCGTCGTCACCGAGGCCCAGGCCAAGGCCCGGGGCCCGAAGGTGTTCCGCGAGCTCACCGCCCCCGCCTACCCCGGCGCCGCGCCGCTGCTCGAGCCGCTGGAGGACGGGACGTGGTACTGCCACGACTACACCAGCCACCAGTGGACGGCGGCGGAGCTGGAGGACATGGCGGCGAAGAACCGGGCGAACGGGGCCCGCGGCGGCCGCCCACGGAAACCCACTGGGTTACCGGATCAAAACCCACTGGGTTCGCCAAACGGAACCCAGACCTAACCCAGACGAAACCCAGAGAAAACCACCCTTACCCCTACCCCTACCCACTACATCTCACCTGCCGCTGTTGGTCACCTGTTCGGGGAGACTTTCTCTCCTTCCCGTCACCTCAGGTGACGCGGGCGCGGGTGACAGGAAGGAAAGAACCCGATGAGCTTCGATGAGGACCTGGCATCCCTGGCGGATGTTGTGAAGCGTGCCCGCCCTGGGTGGGGTGTGGGGCCGATCCGTGACCGGTTGCGGGCGTTGGGGTCGTTGCCGGGGATGACGGCGGGGCGGACTTTGGATGCGGCGTTGCGGGCTGCGGGGGACCCTGCGGCGGTGACGCCGGATGCGATCACGTGGGACCGGTACCGGGCGGAGCCTGCCCGGGACAGTGGGGGGCCGCGGTGCCTGGAGCATCCGACGCTGCCGGCGTACCGGTGCCCGTCGTGCCTGGCGGACGTGGCCGCGGGGGACCGCCCGGCGTCGCAGGTCGGGAAACGGCTCCTGACGGCCTCGGGGGAGTCTCCCCGCCCGATTACCGCGGAGGAGCGTGCGAGGCTGCGAGAGGGCCTCTCACGCCTCGCTCAGGGCATGCGGAGCGACTGCGAGGAACCTGCATGAGCACTGCAACGTCCGGCAGGGCCCGTGAGTGGCGGGTCCGGGACGACCTCATCGGGCACGGGTTCGAGCTCGTGATGCGGGCCGCCGGGTCGAAGGGCGCCGCCGACCTCGCCCTCGCCCGCGACGACGTCGGCCTGGTGCTGGTGCAGGTCGGGACGGTGTCGAAGGCGCTGGGGCCGGGGGACCGGGCCCGGTTCCTGCGGGTGGCGCACCTCGCCTCGGCGGTGCCCGTGCTCGCGACCGTGGACCGGGGCCGGATCGCGTACCGGGAGGTCACGGCCGGGACGCCGCGGCACTGGCCGGCGTGGTCGCCTGCAATCATCGTGCAGGACTAGTGCAAAACAATGCAAACAGTGGTAGTCTGGTGGGACACGGCCGGGAATGAGCCCCCGGCCCCACCGGAAGGGGAATCAGACGCCATGAACACCGCCACCAAGATCAAGACCCTCGACGACTGGCGGGGCGACGCTGCGCTGTACCGGCTGAGCGAGCCCCTCGACGGCAACGAGTACGTCGTCGTCTCGGCTGCCACCCTCCAGTCCTTGGTCAGCTTCGAACTCGAAGCTTGGCAGGCCACCGAGACCTACATCTTCGGCGCCGACAGGAGCGGGAAGGTCACCGACTGGGGCGAGCTCGACGGTTCGCTGAAAGGGACCCTCGACCACGCCGAGGCCCTCCGCTCCGCCGGATATGAGGTGGCCTGACCATGGGCGCCGATGCCATCAAGCAGCTCGCACGGCATATTGCCGAGGCCCGCGGGCTCGCCGACGCGATCCCCGAGGCCGGGGCCTGGTCCCTGACCCGGGAGCTCAAGCACAGCCTCCGCGACGCCGCCGCCCTCCTCGAGGCCGAGGCCGCCGCGCTGGGGGAGCCCGCACCCGCCGACACCGTAGGAGCCGACCTGTGACCGCCCGTGTGGCGGCCGGCCGCCTCGGCCACGTCGACCTCGGCAAGACCATCACCACGCCCATGGGCGGCACCATCCGTCTGACGGGTGAGCTCGTGCAGATCACCATGCACGGCCCGTCCGTGCACCTCGACATCCGCACCGGACGCGACGTGACCTTCACCGTCCTCCTCACACCCCACCAGCTCGTCACCATCACCGGCAAGGAGGCCGCAGCGTGAACACCCCCAAGGCAGCCCGCATCCTCGCGGACGCGTACCCCCAGATCGTCGGCTTCAACGACCACGGCATGACCCAGGAGCTCGTCCACTGGCACCTCGGCGAGTCCGGGGCCATCGCACTCCAGCAGTACCGCCGCCTCATCGGGGGTGCCCGGTGAGCCGCACCGCCCAGCCCACCGGCGTCTGCCCCGGCTGCCACCACCTGACCCTCGGCCGCGGCTACTGCACCGACTGCCTCCACCACGACGACGAGGAGGCGGTCCGTGATGAGCGGTAGCGCGATGGCCGCCGCGGAGGCGCGGTGGCTCGAGGAGCCCGACCGTCCCGTCACGTGCGACCGGCACGGGATCACCCTCGCCCCCGACGAGGACTGCCCCGGCTGCGAGGACGACGCCTACGACTATGCCTGCAGCGACACCCCGGAGGACGGCGAGTATGAGTAGCACCCCGAAGGCCTTGACCGTCGCCGCCGTCGCGGCCCTGACCCTGTCCGGCTGCGCTGCCGCCGAAGGTCACGGGACCGGGACGTGGACGGACCCGGCCGGGAACGTGTCGACTTACGACGCGACCGGGTCCGGCACGGACTTCCACATCACCAAGCGCGGAGCACCCACCCCGGCACCGACTGTGGCGCCGCAGGCCGCAGGAACCCCCACCCCAGCCGCCGCCGAGACCGGCACGGTCATCCGCACCGGGTACACGACCGGGTACGGGTACTGGGACAACACCCCCGCCGGGTCCACCACCATCAGCAACCCCGTCACCCACAAGACCGCAGGCGGCACGGGCACCTGGGCCGACCCCGCCACCGTCGCCGTCGGCCACACCATCGTCAACGGCAAGGACACCCTCGACTACCCGGCCGGGACCCGCATCTACATCCCCAACCTCCGCAAGTACTTCATCGTCGAGGACACCTGCGGCGACGGCCCCACCCCCCAGAACACTGCCTGCCACAACACGGCAGGCTCCGCGCCGGGTGTGACCGTGTGGGTGGACGTGTGGGTCGGCGGCCAGAACGGCACCCACGCCGCCTCCGACGCCTGCGAGTCGACCCTGACGGACGGCAACGGCCCCCTCCACACCCTCATCATCAACCCCAGCATCCGCACCTACCCCGTCGTCACCGGCGACATCTCCGGGGCGACCTGCCGGGCCAACTACGGGAACACGGTGACGCCATGACCGACCACCAGCCGAACGCCGAAGCCATCGAGAAGGCGGCGGAAGCCATCGCTGAAGAGCAAGCGTGCGGAAGTTGCGCCGACCCCGCTTTCATCTGCGCGGCATGTCGCAACGAAGCCCTCGCCGCCCTGTCTGCCGCGTACCCTGCCCTTCGCGCCCAGATCATCCGCGAACTCGCCGAGGGGGCGCGAGGGGAACTGTCGGACCTTTACGCCGAAATCCGAGCAGGGAATGCGCACCCGGACGACGCCACTGACCTCGAAGCGATCCACCGCTGGCTCCGTGCCCGCCACGACACCAAGGAGACCCCGTGACCGACATCGCCGCCGTACTCCGCGAGCACGACGACTACATGTTCGATGTTGACAGTGACGGCATCCTCTGCCGGGGATGCCACGCACGCTGTGATACCGACAGCCACGCAACATTCCCCGCCGCCCTCGCCGCGCATCAGGCCGAGAAGGTCTGGGAGGCACTACGGGCAGACGCACGCGAGGAATGGGGGGTGCGGGTCACCAATCTCGAGTTCGCTGACAGCGGCGATGTGGACAGGTGCCGCGATGAGGTGACGGCGCGCCGCTGGGTCGGTAAGCGTCTGGCAACCGATGCAGGGTACCTCGATCCAGGATTCGAGCCCGTCCGCCGCTACGTCACCACCACAGACTGGGAGACCGCATGACGGAGATTGTGTGGCCTGACGTGCCCCGGCCCCGCACCGTCCCCGACCCGCAGCCCGCCACCGACGAGGAGGAACCCGACACGTGACCGACTGCCCCTGCTCCCGGCCCGGCCACCCCTGGCTCTGCACCACCTGCTACACCACCCTCCAAACCGACGTCGCCCGCATCCCCTACACCCTCGGCCAACTCCGCCCCATCATCAACAAAACCGCCCGCGCCGGAGCCGCCGTCCGCGCCCCCTCCACCGGGTCCCGCCCACCCCTGAACGTCGAAGCCCTCGAAGCCCACGACACCCTCCGCAACCTCCACGAGCACGCGCGCCGGCACGACCTGCGCCTCCTCGCCCGCCACGAGGCCATCCTGCAGTTCCGCACCGAACTTGTCTTCGCGTACCACCGCGCCCGCCTCGTCCTCGAGCCCCCCGCCGCCCGCGTCATCCTCGGCCCCTGCACCGTGGGGGAGTGCCCGGGGCAGGCCCTGGCCTACGAGGGGGAGCTCGAGGCCCGCTGCGACGTGTGCGGGGAGACCTACGGTGTGCGGGCCTACCGGGTCGGCCGGGTCCTCGAGGCCCTTGGGGGGGACGGCACGCCGCTGCGGGCGGCGGACGCCGCACGCCGCCTCACCGGCGCCGGGATCGCCACGACCGCGAAGGACGTGGAGAACTGGGTCAAGCGCGGCCATCTTCTCCCGGTCGGGGAGCACCGGGAGGGCAAGCGCGTCTACGCCCTGTACGCCCTCCCGGATGTGTACGCCCTCGCCTCGCGCAAGACCGCATGATCTTGCATTGCAACAACATGCAAGGTGTGGTACCCTCAATTTGTCGCTAACCGCGCCCAAATTCGGGGAAGCCCCAGACGATCCCCCCGTCGTCTGGGGCTTCTTCTACGTCCGGGTGCTGTGACCCCATGTCCGGGTGCGGGCGGTCCAGTAGCACGACCGCTCACCGTGCGAAGCGCGCCCTGCAGCCTCCTTCCCTGCCCCGAGGCCCACCGCCCGCACCCAATAACCAGCCCGCCTCCGCTGGGGGACCGGGAAGTCGCGCCCCCTACTCCCGCCGGAATGGCGGGGATCGGGCGCGGCGCACGAACTTGCCGGCAGGATCGCGCCGAACAGACCCCGTGACGACGGCGGCGCGACCCTGCTGGCTCAACTTCGGCACGATGCTGCCGCCCACACTTGCCGCCCGGAAGTCACGCAACCACGCCGCCCGGGACGGAAGAACACCGCCAACGCCCGCCACGCGGTAGCACAACTGTCGGGCACCACCACCCCGCACGAGCATCGGGACCGGAAGGACACACCCATGGGCCAGCGCTGCAAATACCGGCACCGCATCGACGCCGCCACCGGCAAATGCCGCTACCGCCACGAGCCCGAAGAGACCACTGCGGCGGGCGAGTCCGAGACCCACAACCCCGACGGCACCTCCAACTACGTCAAGTACTCCAAGGACCCCTGGGGCTACGAGGACTACCGAGCCTTCATCGCTTCCAAAGGGCAGGACCCCGACCGGGTGACCTTCACCTGGGGCTGGACCTCCCACCCGTCCGGGACCGGATTCTGGAACAAACTGCTCAACGTCCGCCCCAAGCCCGCCACCGGCCCCGGCCTGCTCGACGTCGACAGGCTCACCGACTCCATCCGCGGCTGGGCACCCACCGCCACCCCGAAGCCCGTCGCGCACCCGCCCGCCGCGCTCGTCGTATCCATGGCCGACTGGCAGCTCGGCAAGGGCGAAGGCGACGGCACCCCGGGGACCCTCCGCCGCCTCGCCGCATCGCTCGAGTCGATCGTCCACTACGCCGACACCCTCAAAGGCGTCGACCACCTGATCCTCGCCAACATGGGCGACCACACCGAGAACGTCGCCGGGTCCTACGCATCCCAGACCCACACCGTCGACCTCAACATGCGCGACCAGCTGAGCCTCGCCGTCGAGACCAACCTCGCCTGGATCAAGGCCCTCGCGCCCCTGTTCCCCAAGGTCACCTACGCCGCCGCCCTCTGCAACCACGGCCAGCTCTCCCGCGGCCAAGGCCGCGACAACATCACCGACGACGCCGACAACGCCACCGGCCTCATCGCCGACACCCTCCGCCTCATCTGCACCAGCCACGACGCCCTCAAACACGTCGACTGGGTTATCCCCCGCGACGAGATGATCACCCGCGTCACCGCCGCCGGCGTCAACATGCCCCTCTCCCACGGGCACAAGATCACCGGCAAAGAAGAGGACTGGCTCGCCAAGCAGTCCCAGTACCTCACCCAGGCCCACCGGTACATCCCCGACCTGTGGCACACCGCGCACAAGCACCACGCCGCCCTCACCGACTACGGCCCCTACACCCGCATCCAGGCCACCACAGTCGACCCCGGGTCCAAGTGGCACACCGACGCGACCGGCATGTACTCGAGGCCCGGGACGACCACGTTCCTCATCGGGGCGCACCTGCCCGGCAAATGGGCCGAATACCGCATCCACTGACGAACTAGAGGATTCTGAGGAATGAGCAAGCTTCAAGAGGTCGAAGGCCACCTGCTGTACGAGACCGAGGTCAACCGTCTGGCCATCCTGGCCGAGGTCAACGGCATCCCACTCAAGGACGTGCTGGGACTCTTCACGGCAGTCTCCGCCGCGGGCGGCTACGAGACAAGCGCCCACGAGACTATCGACGGCGTCGAGGCTGTCCTCGGCGCCGGATGGCGCAAGGTCTGACCATGGACGGGCAGTCGTGCGACCGGTGCCCCCAGCACAGCGTCGCCCGCCTCGAACTCACCGCCACCGGCGGGCGCCTGTACTTCTGCGCCCACCACCTCCGCCGCTACTTCCCCGAAACCGGGCTGTACACCGGCGTCCACATCGCCTACCCCGTCACCCGCGAGGACTGAACCACCACCGGAAGGGAACCCGCCCACCATGGCACGCACATTCACCGGAACCGACGTCCACCCCTGGAAGGTCTGCACCCACAGCGGCGCCGTCCTCAGCTACCGCGACGCCAAGGACGGCGGCAAGGTCAAGCGCGCAGTCGGCCTCTCCGGCTACAAGGAAGCCGCCGCCCTCGCCCGCCTCCTCGACGGCGTCGCCGTCCGCCAGTAGCGCCCATGCGCGCACGCCTCGCCCACTGGCTCATCGCCGTCCTCGCCTGGCTCATCCCCGACGACGCCTACGACTGGGACGGCCCCGACGAATCCCCCGAGCTCGAAGCCATCGCAGCTCTCCCGCGGCGTGTCGAACGCTGCCCGCTGCCCAGCGACACCCTCACCCCCGAAGGGCTCGAGCACATCGCCGCATGCCCCCAATGCGCCCCGCGATACCCCAACCTCGTCCGCGGCTACAGGCTCGGCCTGACCCCGTGGGACACCGAATGACCCTCGTCTGCCCCACCTGCCACCGCGCCTACACCAGCTGGGACGCACACCGGACACACCTCGGAACACACCGCCGATGTGGTCTGACCGCATGACCAGCCGAGCGCCCCGCCGTGTGCGTGCGTGGTGGCTGGCCCTCATCACTCCCCGCTGGCACCGAACCTGGAGGCGACCGTGACTGTCCTGCGTCCGGGGGATGCTGCCCTGTTCCGGCCCGTGAACCCGTTGGGGCATGCGGTGACGTGGTTCGACCTGTCGCGGTACTGCCACGTCCGCCTCGTCACCAGCGAGGACGGGGCCACGGTGGAGGCGGACCTGAAAGGTGCTGTGCGGGGGCGGGTGCGGGCGGGGGACGTGATCGTCTCCCCGCCCCTGACGGACGCGCAGCGGGCCCTGATCGGCGAGGCCGCCGCCGGTCTGGTGGGGACGCCGTACGGGTTCCCCGACATCGCCGCCCTCGCGCTCAAGCGCCTCGGCATCCGCCTGCCCGGCCTGAACCACCGCATCGAACGGTCCGACCGGCTCATCTGCTCCCAGCTCGTGGACGTGGTGTGGCAGTCGGTCGGGTTCCGCGGGTTCGACGACGGGCGGTTGCCGCAGGATGTGACGCCGGGGGACATCGCGGACCTGTCCCTCGCCGACGGCTGGACCTCACACACCTTCACTGCCTAGACGACCCCAGGAGGGCGGAATGGCGCCCACCGGGAAACTCACCCCCGACGAGAAACAGCACATCCTCGACCTCCACGACCAAGGACTGTCCCGCAACGACATCGCCAAGACCGTCGGCCGCTCCCGCGGCGCCGTGTCCGGTGTCGTCGCCGACGCCGGCCGCGTGTTCCCGCAGGTGCAGGCCGAGGCGACCGTCAAGGCCCGCCTCCTCTCCGTCAACGAACGCACCGCCGCCGCGCACGAACGCGCCCTGGCGATCCTGGAGAGCCTGCAGGAGAACGTCCTCGGCGCCATGACCGGCCAGCAGGCGTGGCATGCGAAGGTCCGCGGCGCGCAGGGCGCCGAACGGTTCGAGAAGCTGCCGTTCATCCCCTCGGACGAGCTCAAGAACGTCGTCACCGCCATCACCTCCGCCACGTCCGCGTTGAAGAACCTGGCGCCGACGGAGCGGCCGGCGGAGGAGGCGGGGAAGGCGATGGCCGACCAGCTCGCCGAACAGCTCGGCCTGCCCCTACGCGAAGGAGACACACCACCGTGACCGAAGGATCCGAGGAGTTGGCAGTCCTCATCGAGCAGGCCCTGCAGGTGCGGGGTGTGGACGCCGACGTGAAACCCGGACTCATCGCAGTCCACATCGCCGAACGCATCCTCCGCGCCGGCTACCGCAAGCCGTAGGAGGCCACGCATGACGGCTGCGATGTCGGACAAGCAGCTCGACTACCTCCGCCACAGCACCGCCGACGTCAACGTCTGCGACGGCAGCATCTCGTCCGGCAAGACCATCGTCACCCTCGCCCGCTGGCTCCTCTTCGTCGCCCACGCCCCCCGCACCGGCGAACTCGTCATGGTCGGCCGCACCCGCGAATCCATCTGGCGCAACCTCATCGGCCCCCTGCAGACCACCGAGCTCTACGGGGCCATGGCCGACGCCGTCATCGGCAACGTCGGCGCCCCCACCGTCTCCATCATGGGCCGCCGCGTCCACCTCATCGGCGCCTCCGACGCCAAGGCCGAGAAGACCATCCGCGGCATGACCGTCGCCGGCGCCTACGTCGATGAGATCACCACCATCCCCGAAGAGTTCTTCACCCAGCTACTCGGCCGCATGCGCGTCACCGGCGCGAAGCTGTTCGGCTCCACGAACCCGGACAACCCGGCGCACTGGTTCAAGGCCAAGTTCCTCGACCGGATCGACCAGCTCGCCGGGTGGCGGCACTGGCACTTCACCATGGCCGACAACCTCCACAACCCGCCCGGGTTCGAGGAGAAGAAACGGCAGGAGTTCACCGGGCTGTGGCTGCGCCGGTTCGTCAACGGCGAGTGGGTGGCCGCGGACGGGGCCGTGTACCCCATGTGGGACCCGGACCGGCACGTCACCCCCTGGGCCGACCTGCCCCGCATGGAACGCCTCCTCGCCGTCGGCATGGACTACGGCACCAACAACCCCACCGCCGCGCTCCTGCTCGGCATCGCCCCCGACTACGACGAGCACGGCTACAAGACCCGCCGCCGCCTCTACCTCATCGACGAATGGGGCACCCCCAAAGGCCACGGACTCGACGACGTCGAACTCTCCCGCCGCTACCGCGAATGGCTGCACACCCCCCACCTGCCCGCCGGGCAGCACCTCGAGCCCGAGTACACCGTCGTGGACCCCTCCGCGGCCTCGTTCAAGACCCGCCTCTACCTCGACGGGGTGCAGAACCTGCACAACGCCGACAACGACGTCTCCTACGGGGTCAAGCTCACCGCCTCCCTCCTGGCCAACGACAACCTCATCGTCTCGGACCGGTGCCGCGGCCTCATCCAAGAGGTCACCGGCTACTCCTGGGACGAGAAGGCCGCCGCGGCGGGCAAGGACCAGCCCGTGAAGGTCGCCGACCACTACCTCGACGCCGCCCGCTACGCCCTGACCACGACCGAGACCCTCTGGTCCGACCTCATCACCGCCGCCTAGGAGGCCCGCGTGTCCCTGCCCGACAACGGCAACACCCAATGGCCCCCGCGGGCGCACGAGCAGGCCTACCGCGACATGGAGATGATGGACGCCTGGTACGCCGGCGACATCGAATCCCTCGAGACCCTGTACTCCACCACCCGCCTCGTGCGCCAGTCCGGCATCTGGGGCCAGGCCAAGCGGTTCTTCATGGGCACCCCCAACCCCGGCCAGCAGTCCCAGCGGCCGGTGAAGCTGCACGTGCCGATCCCGTCGGAGATGGCCCGGGTGTCCTCGCAGGTCCTCTACGGGGAGATGCCCAAGGTCGAGCTCGCGGACCTCGACGACGACGGCGACCCGCCCACCGGCCCCGCCTCGACGCTGAAGAAGGTCAACGCCCGCATCGCGGAGCTCCTCGACGACTCCGCCCACGCCGCCCTCCTCGAGGGCGGCGAGCTCGCCTCCGCCCTCGGCGGGGTGTTCTACCGGGTCACCTGGGACCAGACCGTCGCCCCCGACGGGCCGTTCATCACGGCCGTCGCCCCGGACGCGGCCGTGCCCGACTTCCGCTTCGGCCGCCTCACCGGCGTCACGTTCTGGTCCGAGCTGCCCCCGCTGGACGAGGCCCCCGGCGTGTACCGGCTCCTCGAACGGCACGAGCCCGGCACCATCGAGTACGCCCTGTACGTGACCACGGACAAGGCCATGCTCGGCACCCGCATCCCCCTCACCGAGCACCCGGCCACCCAGCCGCTCGCGGCCACGGTCAACGCCGAGTCGCTGGTGGAGACCGGCTCGGAGTACATGACGGCCGTGTACGTGCCCAACGTCAAGCCCACGAGGGTGCGGCGGAAGGACCCCGTCGGGTCCCAGCTGGGCCGCTCCGACTACGAGGGCATCGACGCGATGTTCGACGCCCTCGACGAGGTGTACACGGCGTGGATGCGGGACATCCGCCTGGGCAAGGCCCGCATCTTCGTCGACAAGCAGCTCATCGACACCAACGCCCCGGGGCAGGGGGCGTTCTTCGACGCCGACCGGGAGGTCTTCACCCCGCTGAAGTCCGCCCCGGGCGCGGTCGGGTCGCAGGGCCCGGGCGCGACCAGCGGGCAGGGCGGCGGGATCACGGCGAACCAGTTCGCGATCCGCTGGCAGGAGCACCAGGCCACCGCCGCGGCGATCCTCGAGCAGATCTTCACCACCGCCGGCTACTCCCCGTCCACGTTCGGCCTCGACACCGGGCACACGCGGACGCTGACGGCCACGGAGGTCCAGGCCCGGGAGAAGCTGACCAACCTGACCCGCGGCGCCAAGCTGCTCTACGTCAAGCCGCAGCTGCGCACCCTCGTCGCGGCCCTCCTCGACGTCGACCAGGCCGTGTTCCACGGGCCCGGCCGGGCCGGGCAGCTCCCGCACGTGGAGTTCCCGGATGCGGCGTCCCCGTCGCTGGACGCCCTCGCGCAGACCCTGCAGCTGCTCCGCGCCGCGGAGGCGGCCTCGACGGAGACCCTCGTGGGCATGCTCAACCCCGACTGGGAGCCGGAGCAGGTCGCGGAGGAGGTCGACCGGATCAAGTCCGAGGGCCTCCAGGCCCTGCCCGCACTGCCCGACCCGACCGGAATGAGCGGAGCCGACCTTGCAGCAGGACCAGCAGCAGCAGCAGGCGGCGGGGTCGACTCTGCCGCTGGTGACGGCGGCGGCAGCATCGGCGGCGATGGCCTTGGTGACGGCGGCGCAGCAGGAACTCCTCGCTAGGTCCGCCGCCCTCGTCCGGGCGGCCCTGGCGGACCAGCGCCTGTTCCCGTCCCTGCGGCCCCGCCTCGTCGCCGCGGCGCGGGAGACCTCGGCGCGGGTCCTCGAGCGCGTGCCCGGGATCGTGGCCCAGACCGCCGGCGCCGCCGCCGCCGCGGGGTCCGCGCACGGCGGGGCGGTCGCCGAACGGGCCGGGTACCGGGTGCCGACCGCGTGGGCCGGGGTCATCCCGCACGGGCCCAACTCGGCCTCGATGGTGGCCCGGGACCTGACCGAGGAGCTGACGGCGGCGGCGTACCGCATCACCCGCTTCGCCGACGACGCCTACCGCGCCGCCGTCGCGGAGGCCGCGGCCCGGCAGGTCACCGCCGCCCTGGCCCCGCATGGGGCGCAGGAGCACGCCTGGAGGGCCCTCACCGCCCAAGGCGTCACCGGCTACACCGACCGCGCCGGGCGGAACTGGAACCTCGCCACCTACACCGAGATGGCCGTCCGCACCGCCGCCGCCCGCGCCTACCGCGCCTCCCAGATGGACCGCATGACCCAGATGGGGCTCCTGTTCTGGGTGGTGGACGGCACCGGCCGCCCCTGCCCGCTCTGCGCCCCCTGGGAAGGCAAGGTGCTCTCCTCGATGGCCCCAGGCACCTACCAGAGCGGCGGCCGCACCGTGACCGTGGAGGCGACGGTGGAGGAGGCCACCGCCGCCGGCCTGTTCCACCCCAACTGCCGCCACACCCTCGCCGCCTACACGCCCGGGGCGACCCTGCTGCGCCCGACCCCGTGGACGGCGCACCAGGAGGCCCTGTACCGGGCGTCGCAGCGGCTGCGGGAGCTCGAACGGCGGGTGCGGGCGGCGAAGGCCCAGCATGACGCGGCGCTGACCCCGGCAGATCGTGCCGCCGCCGCGGTGCGGGTGCGGGCCGGGCAGGCCGCCATCCGCCACCACGTCGCCGCGACCGGTGTCCTGCGCCGGCGCAGCCGCGAACAGCTTGACCTCGGATTCACCCAGCCCTAGCCCAGTCCCAGGAGGACCGCCTTGAGCGACCAGACCACCACCGAAGCACCCGCGGCGCCCGCCGACCCGGCAGCCCCCGCCGAGGCCCCGGCCGCGGCGCCCGAAGCCCCACAGCGCGAGCAGCAGCAGCCCGAGACCGACCGCGCCAACCCGTGGGAGAACCCCGACGCCGCCAAGGCCGAAATCGAACGGCTCCGCCGCGAGAACGCCTCCGACCGGGTCAACGCCAAAGCCGCCGCAGCCCAGCAGGCCCGCGACGAGCTCGCCCAGCAGATCGGCAAGGCCCTCGGCATCGTCAAGGACGACACCCCGCCCAGCGTCGACGACCTCACCGCCCAGCTCACCACCACCCAGACCGCCGCGCAGCAGGCCCAACTCGAGCTCGCCATCTACAAGGCCGCCGCGGCCAAGGGCGCCGACCCCAGCGCCCTCCTCGACTCCCGCTCCTTCATGGAGCAGGCCACCGCCGACCCCGGCGCGCTGGACGCGCTCATCGGCACCCACCTCACCAGCAACCCCCGATTCAGGGCCACCCAGGCGGCGGCAGCAGGGGGAGCGGACCTCGGCGCCGGCGGCGCACAGCAGGCCCGCATCTACACCGCTGACCAACTCAACGACCACGACTTCTACATGAAGAACCGGGCCGATATCCAGCGGGCCCTCACCGAAGGGCGCATCCGCTCCTAGCCCCACCTCCCTGACCCTCTGAAAGGGGTGTCCCGTGGCCAACGTCACGAACAGCACCATCGGAACCGGCTTCCTCCCCCAGATCTGGGCGAACGAGGCCCTCGAAATCCTCCGCGCCAACATCGTCATGGCCCCCCTCGTGACGAAGGACTCCGACGTCGCCACCTTCCAGGTCGGCAACACCCTGCACATCCCCTACCCGGGCACCCTGGTCGCCAACGACAAGGCCACCAACTCCCCGGTCACGCTGCAGACCCCCACCAGCACCGACACCACGGTCACGCTGAACAAGCACAAGGAAGCCTCGATCCTGATCGAGGACTTCACCCGCGCCCAGGCCAACCCGGTCCTCATGCAGTCCTACATCCAGGCGCAGGTCGTGGCCCTGGCCGAGCAGGTCGAGACGGACATCATCGCCACGTACTCGTCCTTCTCCGGCTCGGTGGGGACCTCCGGCACGGACCTGTCCGCGGCGACGCTGCGGACCGTGTCGAAGACCCTCACGGACAAGAAGGTCGCCAAGGGCAACCGGCACCTGCTGCTGTCCACGAAGGACCGGATCGCGCTGCAGGCCGACTCGTCCCTGCAGAACTTCTTCGCGTACAACGACAACCGCGACGGCGGCGTCACCGGTGACTCGCCGGTGGACATCTACGGCCTCAAGCTGCACGAGTCGCAGCTCGTCCCGGTCGTGGCCGGCACCCCGAACTCGACGAAGAACTTCGCGTTCGACCCGGGCGCGGTCATCCTCGCCTCCCGTGCCCTGCCCGAGGCGCCGCTGAACGCGGGCGTGTCCCAGCACGTCATGCAGGACCCGGTATCGGGCCTGGTGCTGCGCGTGACGATGGGCTACGACAAGAACCAGCTCGGCGTGCAGGTCACCATCGACATCCTCTACGGGGTGGCGAAGCTGCGCGACGAGAAGGGCCTCGTCGTCCTCTCCTAGCACCACCGCGGATTGCACAGGGGTGCCGGTTCCGGTACCCCTGTGCAATCCGCCCCCGCTCCACACCCTGAACCACACCCCGCAGGAACCCCAGGAGGGCATCTTGGCCAAGTACGTACGCAACCCCGGCGGCGGCATCCACTCCGTCCCCGACGACTTCACCGCCCCAGACGAGTGGGGGCAGGAGGGCAAGGACTGGGAGGTGGTCGACGAGGCCGCCGCCCGCGACGCCGCCGCCCCGCTGTTCGGCGCCCCGGACCCGGCCGTGCTCCGGCACCGGCTCTCGGACGAGCGCGCCGCGGACCCGGACGACGACGGCGTCCCCGGCGACCCCGAGCCCGCTGCGGCGGCCGACGAGGAGGTGGCGGCATGAGCGACACCGTCTACGTCCGCAACGAAGAGGGCGCCGTCCACTCCGTCACCCGCGAGCACTACGAGAAGTACCTCGTCCAGCGCACCAACGCCGGCCGCACCTTCCCCCTCCCGGGCTGGACCGAGATCACCGAGGCCGAGGCCAAGAAGAACCACCCCCAGCTCTTCGGCAAGCCCGACCCGACCATCGTGTACACCGACGAGGAACTCATCCGCGCCGCCCAGCGCGCCGAGACCCTCGCCAAGCTCCGCGCCGCCTCAGGAGACTGACCCGTGACCCTCGTCTACGCCACCCCCGACGACCTCGCCGCGTGGACGGGGACCACGGCACCCGCCAACGCCACCGCCCTGCTCCGCTCCGCGTCCCTGCTCGTGCGCGAGGCCACCCGCAACTGCTTCTACGCCACCGACGGCACCGGGCAGCCCACCGACACGGCGACCCTGGCCGCGTTCAAGGACGCCACGACCGCGCAGGCGGCGTTCTGGGCCGCGAACAGCATCGACCCGGTCGCCGTGTTCACCCCCGCGCAGATCGTGAACCAGAAGAGCATCGGCTCGGCCCGCCTCGGCTACGACACGGCCGGTGCCGGGTCCGTCGCGGCGTACCAGGCGCGGGTGCAGGCCGCGCAGGAGCTCTGCGCCGACGCGGTCCGCATCCTGCAGGACGCGAACCTGCAGCTGCACGGGGTCTGGGTCGTCGGATGAGCGGGGACCTCACCGACTTCTACGTCCACCAGGTGACGGTGGAGACGTTCGAGGGGACCGGCGCCAGCGGCCCGGTGTACGCGGCCCCGGCCACCGTACAGTGCTACCTCGACTCCTCCACCAAGCTCATCCGGGCCGGGGACGGGGAGCAGGTCGTCTCCTCCTCGCGGGTGTACTGCTCGGTCGCGGACGCGTGGCGGTTCACCCCCGACAGTAGGGTGACGCAGCCGGCCCCGGCGATCTACCCCTCCGATGCGGTGTTCCCGGAGTCGGCCCTGTGGCCGCCGGCGGACCGGGCGGCGCAGGTCATCACGACGAACCAGCTGGACGCGCCGGGGCTGGGCCTGCCCGAGCACACCGTCGTCTACCTCACCTAGGAGCCAGCGTGGGCGACTTCGCGATCCACCTGTCCCAGATCAACGACGCCGTCAAGGCCGCCATCCCCGACGCCGCATTCAAGGCCATGGAGCACCTCCGGCAGGTGTCCGTGTCCAAGGCCCCCATCGAGACCGGCAACCTCCGCGGCAGCGCGGAGGTCAAGCCGCACCCGGACGGGGCCGAAGTGTACTATCCGGGACCTTATGCCAGGTTCCAACATTTCGAGCTGCAGCTGCGGCACGAGCACGGCGGGCAGGCGCTCTACCTCGAGCAGCCCGTCGTGCAGGAGACCCCCCGCATCCTGGAAATCTGCGCCGAGGAACTACGCAAGGCCATCGAATAGACTGGAGGGCACCATGGGTGCTATGAGTGACCTCTACCGCGGCTTCGCGCAGGCCATCGCCGACGCCTCCATCGCCGTGTACCGGGCCGACGGGTCCCCGTACCAGGCGGGGGAGACCGCCGTCGTGTTCAACGACCTCCCACCCGCCCCCGACCGGTGCATCTGCCTCACCGCCGTGCCCATGACGGACGCGGAGGTCATCCCCCTCGGCCTGGCCATGGTGCAGGCGAAGGTGCGGGGCCTGCCGGGGCAGGTGCTGGACACGGGCGACCTCGCGGACGCGGTGTTCGACCTGTTCCACGGCGCCACGGACCTGACGATGGGGTCCACGCACGCGGTGCAGGTGTTCCGCCGCGTCAGTGTGCCGCCGACGATGGACGCGCAGCGGCGGTGGACCCGGATCGACCACTACTACGTCGACCTCGACTACCCCGCCACCACGCACCGCCCCGCCGGCGGCTGGGACTGAGTATCCAGTTCCCCGGATACGGCCCTATACGGCCGGATAACTCCATATAACCACCCTCTCGGCCTCGTCACTCGGCGGGGCCTTTTTCACGCCCGAAACAGGCCCCAAAGGAGAACCCTCCCATGACCGTAGCGCTCGCACGCCGCTTCAAGCTCGACGTCTCCACCGACAACACCACCTGGATTCCCTTCAAGGGCATCCAGGACCTCTCCCCGTCCGAGACCCCCACCCTGCAGGCCGCCGACAACTACGACTCGAACGGCTTCGCCGCCTTCGAGAAGACCCTCACCGGCGTCAAGATCGTCGTCAAGGCCCAGCGCGTCCTCACCTCCGGCGGCGCGTTCGACCCCGGCCAGGAGCAGGTCCGCCAGACCCGCTTCCAGTTCGGCGCCCAGGCCCGCATCTACGTGCGCTGGTACGACCGCAACGGCGCCGCCGAGGCCTACTCCGGGTACTTCCTCGTCGACTGGCAGGCGTCCAAGACCGGCGTGTCCGACATCGAGGAAATCACCGTCACCTTCACCGCCGACGGCGTCGTCTCCCCGATCACGAACCCGGCCACGTCCCCGGCCGTCCCGGTCATCGTCTCCGCCACCCCCACCGGTGCCGCGGCCGGCGCCATGGTGCGCATCTCGGGCGCCTACTTCACCGGGGCCGTCGCCTCCGGGGTCAAGTTCGGCGGCACCGCGGCCACCAGCATCGACGTCATCTCCGACTCCACCATCGAGGCGCTCATGCCCGCCGGCACGGCCGGGTCCGCCGCGATCACCGTCACCAACGGCGCCGGCACCTCCGCCTCCTTCGCCTACACCCGCGGCTAGCCCTAGCCCCCGACACTCCCTCCCCGCCGTGTGGTGGTTCCACGGCGGGGAGGGGCACCACCCCCGACCACCACCCCTGAACCACCACCCCGGACCACTGGAGAACCACCCATGGGCTTCGCACCACTGGAAGAGATTGAGGGCCCCATCGTCCTCCCCCTCCGCGGCAGGGAGTACACCCTGCCCGTCATCAGCTTCGAGCAGGGCCTGGCCCTGCAGCACCGCATCACCGAGGGCATCGCCCCCGGCGAGCTGGCCGCCGAGCTCCTCGGCGACGTCCTCACCGACCTCGCCACCGCCGGCGCGTCCCCGGAGCTCATCCAGCGCGTCACGATGGTGGCCCTGGCCGAATGGAAGTTCGGGCGGGCCGCCGCGGAAGAGGCGTGGCGCGACCCAAAAGCGCCGCTGGAACTCATCAAGGTCCTGCGGCAGGCGTACGCGGCGGCCCAGACGACCCCCACGGCCGAGGAGACTACGACGCCGCCACCGGCCTCTGGGAGTGGTACGAGGAAGACCCCGCGGAAGGCCACGCCGTCACCTGGGAAGCGATCCTAGGCCACTGGCCCCTCCTCGTGGCGGACTTCGCCGAGCTCTACGGCATCCGGCTGCGGACCCGCCCGCGGATGACGTGGGCGGAGTTCCGGGACCTGGTCGAGGGTCTGCTGGCCTGCGAGTCCCGCCTGTACCGGGCCACCCGGCCCCCGGCCCCCGAGCCGGAGGACGTGATGCCGGACTTCGGCACCACCACCACTACGCTCTGAGAGGCGGCCCGCCGTGACGAACAGCCCCGGACCCACCAGCGCCGGCAGCATCAACGCCCGCCTGACCCTCGACGCGGACGAGTTCGAGCAGAAGATTCGGCAGGCCGGGGAACTCGCCGACCGGCTCGACGGGCGGGACATCAACGTCCACGCCCGCGCCGACATCGCGCAGGCCATCACGGAGATGGAGGCCCTGCAGACCGCCGAGGAGCGGGTGCAGGCCGCCGACCGGGCCGGGGTGCAGACCTCGGCGCAGGCCACCCAGGCCACCGTGCAGCGGGCCGCGGCCACGACCCGGCACGCCTCCGCCGCGCAGACGGAGGCCGAGTCCCTCGCCCGCGTCGAGATAGCAGAGCGGCGTCTGCAGGCCGCCCAGATGGACCTCAACAAGGTCCAGGAGGACGGCAGCGCCACCCAGCAGCGACTCCTGCGGGCCCAGAACGCGGTCGCCAACGCGGGCCTGCAGTTCGACCGGGCCGTCGCCGCCCGAGAGCAGGCCGTCCGCAACCTCACCGAGGCCGAGCACGCCGAGACCGCGGCCGAGGACGCCGCCACGGCCGCCACCGACCGCCACACGAACGCGGCAAACCGCAACGCCGAGGCCCAGAAGGGCCAGTTCTCGTGGATGCAGGCCCTCCTCGCCACCGCACCGTACCTGTTCGCCTCCACCACTGAGCTCGCCGCCGCCGCGACGGGCATGGCCACCTCGTTCACCGTCATGGGCCTCGCCGGCTTCGCCGCGGTCAAGGGCATCAAGGACGAGATGCAGGACGGCACCAGTGCGGGGGAGGAGTACGCCTCCGGGCTCACGGTCCTCAAGGGCGACCTCGACGCGCTCGAGCACACCGCCGCCGTGCACATGCTCGAGTCGTTCAACGTCGCCGTCACGGACATCAACACCCGCATGCCTTTCCTGAACCAGATCATCGGCGAGATGGGCTCAGCGCTCGGCCGTCTCGGCGGCGGTCTGCTCTCCGACGTCCTCCTCGGGCTGCAGCGGATGCAGCCTCTCATCGAGGCCGGCGCCTCGGCGTTGGAGGACTTCGTCGGATGGCTGGGCCACTTCACCAACTCGGACGGGTTCTCCCAGTTCGTCGCCTATTCCATCCAGAACCTCCCGCAGGTCATCCACTTCCTCGAGAACGTGGTCACCCTCGCCGGCAACCTCATCGCGGCGTTCGCCCCGCTGGGCCCGATCGTGACGGGGGCGCTGGACGGGCTCGTGAGCCTGCTCAACGCCCTCCCGCTGCCCGTCCTCGCAGGCCTCACCGCGACTGCCCTGACGATTGCCCCGGCGTTCAACATCGCCAAGGCGGCCGTGGCCCTCTTCGGCACAGAGGTCGCCGGCGCGACGGGCACGGTGACCCTGTTCGGCATCGCCTCCAATGTCGCCATCCCCGTGGTCGGCATCCTCGTCGCGGCCCTCGCCGGACTCACCGTAGGCGTCATGTCGGCCGCGAACTCCCAGCAGGCCGCGATCCCCACAGCGCAGGCCTACGCCGACGCCCTCGCCCGCGACGGCAACGCCGTCGGCGACTACACGCGCCAGCTCGTGGCGAAGAACCTCGCCGAGGCCGGAGCCTACGACTCCGCCAAGATGCTCGGCATCTCCCAGGAGCAGGTCACCGCCGCCGTCACACAGGGCGGCACCGCCTACGACGCCCTCGTAGCCCATCTGCACAACATGGCACAGGAGACCGCGCAGGCCTCGGGCGCCCACGGCGTGGCGGCCAAGCAGGTCGAGGCGCACAGCCAGGCAATCGAGTCCCTCATCGCGCAGGTGGAGGGCCAGCACAAGGCCATCACCGGAGAAATCTCCAACCTCGACGCCGAGCGGGTCGCCATGGCGGGCAGCACCCAGGCGGCGCAGCAGAAGGCGCAGGCCGACGCGGAGGCCGCCAACCGGCTCGGCACCACCACCCAGGCCTACCAGCAGGCCACGGACGCGCAGGACAAGGCGGCGCAGAAGACCCGCGACACCACCCTCGCCATGCAGCTGCAGAACAACGCCGCGGGCCTGCTCAAGCAGGCATGGGACGACCTCAACGGCAAGACGATGTCGGCCGCTGAGGCGCAGAACGCCTTCGACTCGCAGCTGGCCAACATGGGCACGCACGTGGACAAGGTCGGCAAGCAGATCACGTTCACCACCAACAGCATCGGCGATATGTCGGCCGCCTCGGTGGCGCTGCGCGGGCAGCTCATCGGACAGGTGAACGCCCTCGAGAAGGTCATCGAGACCGACGGCGGGCTGCAGAATGCCACCGAGCAGTCCCGTGCCAAGTATGCGCAGATGCGGCAGCAGATCATCGACAACGCCGTGGCCCACGGTGTGAACCGGGACGCGGCCGAGCAGTACATCAACACCCTGTTCCAGATCCCGACCTCCGTGAAGACGGACGTCGAACTCAAGGGAGAGCAGGCGGTGGCGGAGGCGGCCCGGGTGCAGATGGCCCTCGACGCGCTCCACGACAAGACCCTCACCGTGACGATCAGCACCATCAACACCGGTGCGGGGGAGAGCGCCCCTGGCACGGCCGGCGGCGGGCTCGTGCACGCCAACGCGCACGGCGGCTGGGCCGGCACCGGCCCGGCCTATTTCTCCTCCGGCGGGGATGCGTCCCGGTACGCGCGGGGCACGGACACGATCCCGACCATGCTGTCCCCGGGAGAGTTCACCGTCAACGCCACCGCCGCGTCCCGCGTCGGCCCCCCGGCCCTGGACTACATCAACCGCACCGGCCAGCTGCCCCCGGCGCAGCAGGCGCAGGGGCCACTCCAGGTCAGCGGAAACCTCTACCTCGACTCCGGGGAGTTCCTCGGCAAGGTCCGGGGCGTGGCGCAGGCCGTGGCCCGCTCCGAGCTCGTCGCCGCCGCCCGCGACGCCGCAGCGATGCGCCCCGGCCTCGCCTAGCCCTTCGTGGCGAACACCAGCGATGCCCCCGCACCGAGGAGCCCCGCCCCCGACACCGCGGCGATGACCGCGCCGAGGGCGGGGCCTCCGGCGAGGAGGAACAGGGCCGCCAGCAGCAGCACGACCCCCGTCCACCCGATGCCGTGCCCGAAGCCGTGCGCCCACCCGCGCAGCGTCTCAACGGTCGTGGCGGGAGTGGCCTGTGTGGTCTCAGTCATGCCGGAAGTATAACCCCAGTCACTGGAGAATCACTTGGCCACCCTCACCCTGACCACCGCCACCGACGCGCCCTGCCCCCGCATCGCCGTCACCATCACCGGCCTCACCACCGGGACCGACAACACCGTCACCCTCTGGCGCACCGCCGACGGGGAACGCAACCCCGTCCGCGGCACCAAGGGCCTCACCGTCAACGGCTCCACCGCCGTCACCGACTACGAGGCACCCCTCGGTCGCACCGTCTCCTACGACCTCGAGGTCACCGCCGGCCCGGACACCGGGTCCACGACCCCCACCGCGACGGCCACCCTCACACCGCCCACGGATGTGGGGGGGCGGCCGACGTGGTGGGTGCAGGACCCCCTCGTCCCCGGCTCGGCCATCCCCCTGGCCGTCTCCCGGGGGGACTCGTCCATCCCGTACCTGACCGCCGCGGCGGTCAAGTCCCTCGAGTACGACTCGTCCGTGTCCATCATCCCGGTGCTGGGCACGGACAAGCCGGTCGCCATCGGCGGGCAGCGGCTCGCCGCGGCCGGGGTGGACTTCTCCCTGTTCACCAACACCGCCCAGGCCACCACGGACCTGCGCGACCTGCTCCAGCAGGCCGCCGTGCTCCTCGTCCGGCCCCCGAACACGGGCCGGGAGGGCGGGGTGCCGGGCCTGTTCTACACCGCCGTCCCCAAGGCGGTGGAGCAGCCGGTGACGGTCGCGTTCGGCGGGACCCTGACCAAGTGGCAGCTCACCGGCGCCACCGTCGCGGCCCCCACGGCGGCGATCCTCGTCCCGGTCTGGACCTACGGGGCCGTCGCCGGGGTGTGGGCGGACTACCAGTCCGCGCAGACCGCCTACTCCGGCAACGCCGCCACCTACCTCGACGTCCTCAAGAACCCCACCGGCACCTAGGAGCCCGCCTTGCCCACCGCCAACGCCCTCTTCTCGGGCACCGTCATCACCTCCACCCAGGCGGGGGTCGGCAACGTGCAGAAGCCCTCCGACTCGTGGATCGCCGTCGTCCTCGACGTCACCGCCGTCACCGGCACGACCCCGTCCGCGGTGTTCCACATCCAGTGGTCCCTCGACGGGACCACCTGGGCCGACGCCGAGCCGCGGGACGCGTTCGACCCGATCACGGCCCCGTGCACGGTCGCGAAGCGGTTCGACGTGAAGGCCCCCTACTGGCGGGCCTGCGTGGACATCACCGGCACGAACCCGTCCTTCACCGGCTCCGCCAACGCCTACAGCTAACCGAGCAGAAGGAGGTCGGCCATGGCCCGCCCCATCGACGACGCGACCCTCGCCGCCCTCCACGGCTCCCGCACCGGCGACCAGCTCACCGTCTGGGCCTGGTACGCGGGCCGGCTCGCCTGGCCCGAGCCCCTGTCCGTGTCGTCGTGGTCGATGGACTGGGACGACTCCCGCACCTACCAGTCCATGAACATCACCGTCGCCGACCCCACCGGGCAGCTGGCCCCGTGGCTGCTCGAGGACCCCCTCGGCACCGGCGGGGGGACGCTGCAGGTCATGTACCGGGTCGGCGGGGCCGGGGTGGTGAACCTGGGCTGGTACCGGGTGACCGACCCGGAGCCGGCGGAGGAGTGGGCCGCGTACACGGTCTCCGAGGCCGGGGCTGTGACGCCCGGGTCGCCGGTGGTGCCGGGGGCGGTGCTGCGGCTGGCCCCGATGGGCGCCACCATCCCCCTCGGCGCCTCCGACCTCGCCCGCGTCGTCGCCAACGACCGCTTCGTCGCCCCCGAGTCCCCGCAGTGGTACCTCGGCGGCGCCCCCACCGTCCTGTCCGAGATACGCCGCCTCCTGCAGGACCGGGTCCCCGTCACCGTCGACCCCGGCGTGGTGGATACGCCCGTCAACTCGACCCTCGTGTACGAGCAGCAGGGCGACCGGTGGGCCGCCGTCCAGGACCTCGCCGCCCGCATCACCTGCGGGGTGCGGATGAACGGCGACGGGCAGTGCGAGGTCTACCCCCTCACCACCACTGACCCGGTCGCGACCCTGTACGGCGGCCCCGACGGGCTGCTGGTGCGGGTGAACCGGCAGCAGGCCTACGACGGGCTGTACAACTTCTTCGTCGCCGACGGCACCGCGACCGTCAACGGCCAGTCCGTCCCGGTCCGCGGCACCGCCGCCATCACCACCGGCCCGCTGCGGTACGGGGGACCGCACGGCCGGTATCCCAAGTTCTACTCCTCGACGATGCTCACCTCCACGGACCAGTGCAACCAGTACGCGCGGGCGATGCGCGACACCCAGCTCGCGGGCCTGACCACCGACCTGACGGTCGAGGCCCTGCCGATGCCGCACCTGCAGGTCGGCGACTGGGTCACGGTCGCGAACCCGGTCGTCAACGGCATGGCCGTGCCCCTCAGCGGGCGGGTCGTGCGCATGGGCCTGCGCGGCGCCGGCACCTCCGTGGACCGCATGGCCCTGACGGTGCGGTGCTCGTACAGCGACGTCACCACCGCATTGGGCACCGGGTCCGGGCAGGACTCCATCGCGGGCCCGGTGCTGCGCAACCAGCCGGGCGTGCCGGCCGCGGGCACCGCCCGTGCCCTGTACCCCTCCGACAGCCTGTACCCGTCCGACTCCCTGACTCCGAGAGGCTGAGGCGCCGTGTCCCTGTTCGCCCCGTTCCTGCGCAACCTCGCCCCCCGCACCGTCACCCGCCTCCAGGGCGTCATGGTCACCCCCACGACCGGGACGGGCCTGGTGGTGAACGTCAACGGCTCCGTCATCCCGGCACGCATCCTCGACCCGCTGACGGTCGCGGCGGGGGACCCGGTCGCGGTGGACTTCGTCGCGGGCCCGACGGGGCAGGCGGAGGCGTGGATCGTGGGCCGGCTCGGGGACATGCCCCGCCCCGCCACCGCGCAGGTCACGGCCGTCCCCGTCGGGTCCCCGACGATCACGGTCACGGACGCGGACGGCAACGAGTACGACGCCGCGTACACGACCCTGTACACCCCCACGGTGGGGGACACGGTCGCCCTGTCCTGGGGTGCCGGGCAGCCCACCGTCACCGGCCCCGTCACCCTCGCCCCCGACCCGGGCCCGGTCGCCTCGCCAATCGACCCGCCCCCCGCCCTCGACAACTCCGGCACCTCAACCTACGCGGCCACCGACACGGCCACGTGGACCGGCACCGGGTGGGGCTGGCAGGGCACCTCGGACGTGTACCAGGGCGACGGCGGGGCCGGGCCCCTGACCGGGGCGTGGTTCTATGGCGGCTCCCCGGCCGAGCTCGCCGGCCGCACCGTCACCGCCATCAGGTTCACCCTCGGCCCCCGCAACGGCGCCGGCAACCCCGACACCCCCGTCACGGTGAACCTCTCCACCCACACCTCGAGCGGCCGGCCGACGGGGAACGTGACCCTCGGCACCGCCACCGCCACGGTGACCGCGGGCCCGTGGCAGGGCGGCACCGTCTACACCCTCCCCACCAGCTTCGCCGCCGACCTCCTCAACGGCGGCGGCATCGCCATCAGCGGCGGCACCTACGCGGGCTTCACCGGACGCACCGGCCAGCCCGACAGCGGCCTCCTCGCCATCGACTGGACCAGATAGGACCACGCCCGTGCCCCAGACGCGCCCCAACAAGATCACCGTCCCGGTCAACTCCGACGCCTGGAACCTCGCCGGCGACCTCGCCACCCTCGCCGACACCGCACAGGTCGTCATCCCCGTCGCGTCCCAGACGGAGCGGGACGCCCTGACCAAGGCCAACGGCCTCGTCGTCTCCCGCGGGGACCTCGGCGGCCTCATCGAGGTCTGCGACGGCACCTCCTGGCACTCCCCGACGAAGGTCCGCCACGCCGAGTGGACCAACGGCGGCGGCTACTCCGTGACCGGTGGGCAGCCGTGGGACATCGGCCCCCTGACGGCCACGTCGGTGACGTTCAACAACACCTTCTGCAACAACACCGGCACCCTGTCCGGGCAGGTGAACATCACCGAGACGGCCGTGTACTCCCTGTTCATGCGCCTGTCCAACTTCTCCGCCGACCCGGGCCTGTCCAACGCCAAGCTCATCGGCAACGGCTCGACCGTGTGGGCCGAGCACGTCAACACGGGCGGGTCCGGGAACGGGCTGTGGGAGTGGGACGTGTCCCGCCCCAACATCTACCTCACCGCGGGGCAGACCGTCCGCGGGACCCTCAAGACCACGAACTCGTGCACCATGACCGCGCTGCTGGCCATCACGAAGGTCCAAGGGTGAACGCGGCCGACCAGACGTTCTGGTCCGTCGTGATCGGGGCCGGGTCCGGGCTCGGCGGCGCGGCCGCGGGCTGGTTCGGCAAGCGCCACCAGTTCATGCGCGACGACCGCGCCGACCTGCGCGCCGAGCAGGCCGCCGGCGTGGCCGAACGCTCCGAGCTCATCCGCACCATCACCGAGTCCCTCGTCGAACCACTGCGGGCGGAACTCAAGGAGCTGCGCGAGTGGAAGGCCGACGCGGAACGCCGCATCGACGCCCTCGAGGACCGCAACGACCGCCTCGTCGCCTTCGTCTACCGCCTCATCGGCATCATCCGCGCCCACGGCATCGACCACGAGATCACCCCCGCGGACATCCCCCCCGGCATCCACCTCTAGGAGGCGACCGTGCCCCTGTACGGCATCGACATCTCCGGCTACCAGGCGGGCATCGACCTGTCCGTGGTGCCGTGCGACTTCGTCGGCATCTACGTCTCCGGCGGCGTCTACTCCGGCAACGCCCACATGCTCGAGCAGGTCCAGGCAGCCATTGCGAACGGCAAGCGGCTGATCCTGTACCACTTCGAGAACGACGGCACCCCGGGGACGGGGGCGCAGGAGGCCGCGTGGTTCCTGACCGTCGTGCACCACCTCGAGGACACCCTCGGCAGGCTCCCCGCGAACACCCTCTACGCCCTCGACAACGAGACGGGCAACGCCCGGAACCTGGGCTGGCAGCAGGTGTGGCTCGACACGGTGCGGGCCGACCGCGGCGCCGGGGTGGGCATGTACGCCCCCTTCACGAACATCGTGGACGGCATCTACCAGCCCCTCCGCGACGCGGGCTACTTCCTGTGGGAGTCGGCCTACATCCTCGGCGCGGCACAGATCAACGGCTACCAGCCCCCGGCGGGGCGGTCCCCGATCCCGGGCGGCGACCCGGCCATCTGGCAGTTCACCCCGTCCCTCGTCCTGCCGGGCTGGTCCGGGCTGCTGGACGGGGACGTGTTCTTCGGCGGCCCCGCCGACTGGGATGCCCTCGCCGGCGCCACCGGCACCGCGGCCTCGTCAGTGACGCCGATCCTCGACCCCGACTCTCAACTCTTCGCCGACCTCGGCCTCGAACCCTAGGAGCGCCCCATGTCCGCTGAAATCGACGCCATCGCCCGAGCTGACAGCGAGCTCAGCCTCGACACCAATGCCGGAGGTACGTCGTTCCGGCAGAAGGTCCTCGACATCTGGTGGAGGACCTGCTCCAAGACCGGCCTCACCAAGCTCATCGCCGCCATCGCTGCGGGCGTCGGCTCCTACCCGATCCCGCTCTACGACGGCACCGGCAAGCAGGTCGGCACCACCACGAAGGACGCCGAGGCGTCGTGGAACAAGGCGAACTTCGCCGGGCAGCGGGCCCGCCTCGACGCGCTCACGCAGAAGGTGGACGCGCTCAGCGCCAACCTCCCGGTGGCCGTGAACTCGGCGGTCAACACTGCCGTGAAGAACGCCCTCGCGGGTGCGCCCACTGGGGCCACCATCGACCCCCAGACGTTCGCCGTCGCCGTCGTCAACGAGTTCTATACCCGCCTCACCAAGGGAGCCTGACCTATGGCCGCCTCACTCCGCCCCACCCCCAAGGTGCTCTCCGGCGCCACCTGGGCCACCCTCGTCACCTTCGCCGTCAACAGCATCACCCCGGAGATGCTGGCCGGGCTGGGCAAGTGGGAGCCCCTCGTCTCGGCGGGCATCGCGATCGTCTCCTACGCGGCCGGGTCTTACCTCAAGGCCGAGCCCGCACCCGACGCCCCGGCGCCGGACCCTTCGACCGTCGTGGACGTCCTCGCCCAGCGCCTCGCCACCCCGAGCAAGTAGGAGGCCAGCATGGGACGCATCTGGACCAACGGCTCCGGCCTCGCCCTCAACGCCACCAACCTCAACAGCCTTGAGGGCGACGTCGGCCGTTCTGTGAAGCCGTGGGCGGCCAACACCGACTACACCGCCGGGCAGGCCGTCATCGACCCCACCGGCAACTTCGTCACCGCGAACTCCACCCACACCTCCGGCGCCTCCTACACGGCGGCCCATTGGACCACTCCGTACGCGGGGAAGGCTACGGACACCACCGCCCAGCAGGCGCGGCAGGCCGTCGCCCAGATCCAGTCCGTGCCCCGCATCGCCCCAGCCGGGATGGGATGGGGGTACTTCCGCCTCATCACGGTCACGGACTCCGGCACGAACCCCAAGTACGACTTCGCCGTCAACGTGGCCCTGACATCCTCCAACTTCGACTTCCTCAAAACCGCCACCGACGGATCCGACATCCAGTTCCGGGGCGCAGACGGCGTCACTGTCCTCGACCACTGGGTCGAGTCCTGGTCCCTGCCGAACCTGACCGCGAGCGTGTGGGTCAAGGTCCCCTACATCGCGGCCGGGTCCACCGTGACCCTGCGCCTGTACTACGGGGCGAAGGCGCAGGTCGTCCCGACCTCGAACCTGCGCCGCGCCCTGACACTCGGGGCCGACTTCGACGACCAGTCCGCACGGGTCGCGCACCCCGCGATCAGTTCCCCGACCGTCATCGCGCAGATGTCCGACTTCTCCGGCGCGACCACGGGCCCGCACACCCTGAGCCTGCTGGACTACGGCACGGACGCGGCATCTCCGAACGGGTACCGCTTCTGGGGGTACATCGGCCTGCAGAACAACGCAGGCTCGAACGTCTACATCGCGTTCTCCCACGACGCGAAGAACTGGGCCAAGCAGTCCGCCGCGATCTTGACCGGCTCGCACCGCTGGCCCGATGTGAAACGCGACAGCACCGGCCTCTACCACATGATCGTCGCCGAAGCGTCCTCATCCAGGCTGGACCGCTACACGTCCTCGGACGGGCTAACCAACTGGACCCTCGCCGAGACGGTCGTCCCGTACAGCAGCGGCACCTACAAGGTCGGCAACCCGTACGTCATGGTCGACCCCATCTCCGGGCTCTACTACCTCTACTACATGTTCAACCAGCAGAGCCCGGTCACCCGCGGAGAGATCCGCGTCCGGCGCGCCACCACCATCCAGGGACTCACCCAGGCTCCGGACGTGCGCATATTCGAGACCCCCCTCGTGCTCGCAGCGCCCGCTGTGGCCTACTTCGACGGGCTGTACTGGATGTACGTCGAGGACTACGACAACAGCACCCCCGTGTGGCGCTCCCAGGTCTACACGTCCACGACCCCGACCGGGCCGTGGCTGCCCGCGACCAACTCCATGCTCGTCACCGACAACGAGGCGTGCATGCGCCCCTATGTGGTGGACGGGCAGCTCCTGCTGTTCTCCAGCATCTTCGACGGCGCTTCCACATGGACCCTCGACGAGCGCACCGCCACCCCCGCCCGCGGGACCGCGGCGCTGCCCTACACGAGCACCTACCCGCTGCACGCGTGGGGCGGCTACGCCGTGGCGAACATGCTCGACGACGCCCCCGGCCAGCACGTCGGGCAGGTCGCGTGCCCCACCGGCGGCCCAGCCAACCAGCAGTCGGTGTACGCCGACAAGCAGCACCCGGCAGGGTTCGCGCTCAAGGCCTCCGTCAAGCGGGTCGCCGGGACCTACTGGTACTTCCGGTGGGCGCTGGACTTCAACGGCGTCGGCTACCGCTGCTACATCGGCAACACCGGGGCGCAGTGGTCAAAGATCAGCGGCTGGGGCGGTTCCAACACGGTCATCACGTCCCCGACGATCAGCAACTACTGGACGGCCGGGTACAACACGGTCGAGGTGAAGATCACCCCCGCCGGGGTCCTCACCGTGGCCCTGAACGGGAACACCGTCATCAGCGCCACGGACACGACCTACGACCGGGCCGGGTACCTCTCGTTGGAGGCGTCGGCGGGTGAGACGTGGAACTACGACTACTTCTTCGTCCGCCCCTACGACGGGTCTGACCCTGCTGTGACGGTCGGTTCCGAGAACGTCGCCTAGCGCCCGTCGTACTGGGGGCAGCCCTCCGAGATCGCGGCACGCGCCGAGTAGACAGCCGTGTCGTGGTCCGGGTACTTGCCCCGGTTCACGAGGTCCCGGCCGAGGCCCCCGACGGTCGCGGCCGGGTCCTTCATGTACTCGCACACGTAGCCGATGAGCTCCGCACGGGCCGTCAGCTCGGCCGAGGCCGACGACGATGCCGACACCCCTGCCGTCGTCGGGCCCGCGGCGCAGCCGGCGAGCAGGACCCCCAATGCCGCCACAGCGGCCACCCTCTGCATCATGCGTCACAGTCTACCGGGGCACGTAACCGGCGACTCAAAGTGGAGAGTAAGTGGAGGATTTGGCCGGTGGGGTCCGGGCCCGGAACCGTGGCATCCGCGTGATTCCGGGCCATTCAGCGCCCCAGGAGGGAATCGAACCCCCGACCAAGAGAGTATGGGGCTGCATACTCCCGCACCCCGGTTTCATGCCGATCCTGCGGGTATCGCCCGGAACGGGATGCAACACCCGCCGAGCCCCGCACGGTCCCGCGGCCTACCGCACTGTGGACAACTCCAAACTGGAGTGTTTCTGGACAGGGGACGCATTCCAGATAGGACGAAGGCCCCCCGGAGAGATCCGGGGGGCCTTTTCGTCGTCTCAGGACAGGGGCGTCTCGCCGAGGTCCACGATGCGGCCGAGCTCGAGCGGGACCACCTTCGCCTCGATGTAGTGCGCCCGGGTCACCCGGTCGTCCGCGTGCCCCAGCTGCGCCGCCGCCCGCACCGAGCCCTCCACCTCGGACAGGTACGTCGCCACCGTCTTCCGCAGCACCTTCAGCGTCACCCATTCCCACTCCGTGCCTTCGAGGGCCTTGTCCCAGATGCGGCGCATGGCCCGCGGGTCCCTGGGGCCGCCGTCACGGTTGGGGAACACCAGCGCCCCGGTCGCCTCGGCCCGGAGGCGGGCGAGCATGGCCACGGCGAAGGGGGGCAGGGGCAGGGCGCGGCGGTCCTGCTCCTTCGTCGGTGTGATCCGCAGCCCCTCGCCCTCGACCCGGACGACCTGCCGGTGCACGTGCACCCACGGGATGGACGCGTCGAGGTGGACGTCCTCCCAGTGCAGCCCGAGGGGCTCGGCGGCGCGGCAGCCGGTGGCGATGAGGTACTCGAGCAGGTCCGCCGCCGACGCCCCGGCGCGCCGGTTCGTGCGCGGGACGGGCTGGGCGCGGACGGCCGCCCGGACCGCGGCGAGGTCCTCCAGTGTCAAGGCCCGGGGCGGGGGGTGCTCGACCCGGACCGCCTGGACAGCGACGACGGGGGATGCTGTGACGGCGCCGAGGCGGACGGCCCGCTTGAACATGGAGGAGAGCACCCAGCGCATCTTCTTCGCCTGCGGCGGGTGCTCCGCGGCCAGCGCGGTCACGGCGGCGTCCACGAACGGGGCCGTGCACTCCCGCAGCGTCAGCGCCCCGAGGCGCGGGTTGATGTGCAGGCCGATCGTGTTCCGTATCTCACGGATGGTATTGGGCGCGAGGGGCGGCCGGCGGGCCTCCTCGGCGGTGAGGTGGAGGGCGGCGAGCTCGGCGACGGTGGACTCGGCGGTGAGCCCGAGGCCGGCGAGGTCGCCGACCTTCTGCGCGACCTTCGCCCGCACCCCCGACTGGGCCTCGGACTTGGAGCGGCCGGTGGCGGAGGCGCGGCGGACCTGCCCGTCGGCGCGGCGGTAGTAGGCGGACGCGGTCCAGCCCGTGCCGTCGCGGCGGGCGGCGATGTTCCCGTGCTCCCCAGGGCGGAGCCTAGGCCGCGGCATTATAAGGCCTCATCCCTCTATTGTCCCACATGGTGCTCACGCGCCGAGGGTGAACTCGGCCGGCGCGAAGCGGTGCTTCATCGCCGGGCAGGCACGGCACGACGGGCACCCCACCCGGGCGGCCTCCGCGTCCGTGAGGGTCGCGGCCCGGTCCATGAGCACCTTCTTCGTCACCCCCAGGTTGCGGGCGGTGGCCTCGGTGTCGCCCTTGCAGGCCCCGACCATGGCCTCGACCGGCAGGCAGCGCCGCGCCGTCTCGTACCGGACGTCGGACTCGATGTCCTCGGGCTGGTGCCGGGTGTGGCCCCACTCCTGGTGGACGAGCTCGTGCTGGACCGTGACGAACATCTGCGCCGCGGACAGCCTGTCGTCCACGATGATGGTGTGCCCGTCGGTCTGGCCGAGGATGCCGTCCGGGAGACGGCGGCGGATGATGCGCATGTTTGGACTGCCCCCTAGCTCGGGGGCCGCCCCGGCCCCGAGCGGCCGGGGTCAACGCACAGCCCCCGCGTTAAACGCTAGGTGGACAGACCCGTCTCATTTCGGTCACCACGTGTGACAGGTCACGGTAATTACCGGCGTGTCGTTTAAACACGCCCTGTCAAAGGGTCACTCCACATGCTGGATTAACGGCGAACTCACAGGTTACCGGCCAGTATGTGGTCAGTCCTCGGGGGCCCCGGCGGACTCGTGCGCCCAGTGGTCGTCGTCGTGCGCGGCCAGGTCGAACTCCGACCGCACCGCCTCCTCCGGCGCGGCCTCGCGCTGCCGGGTCCAGTCGCGCCAGTCCCGCAGCCGGTGCATCACCTCCACCATCAGCTCGTCGTCCGTGAGGTCAGCGGCCCGGGTCGCCGGCCGCGCCGGCGGCTCCGCCGCCACGTCCTCCAGCCCCAGCTCGGGGTCGCGGAGCAGGGACGTGATCGCCCCGACCCGCAGGCCCAGGGCCTGCTCGACCCGCGGCCTCGCCTTCGGGGTGGGCAGGTACTCCCCGGCCAGCCAGCCGGAGAGGGTGCGGGGCCGGACGTCCATGCGGGCGCTCATCTCCGGGATCGTCCACCCCCTCGTGTCGCGGTGGTGCTGCAGGATCGCGCCGAAGCGCTGGGCATCGTTTCCTTCCATGCCGCCAAGCGTCGCAGTGTTCTGCAGGAAACACCAAAGTCCGATAGCGCGCCGGTACCGCCCCGGTAACGCAAACCATCGCATGTAATTACACGGCTGTCACACGGATTCTGGCCCGGAATTGCGGGAGTTTCACGATTCCCGCACGCTGTTTCAGCGAGGGGGCTTGCGCTGTTTCAAGTTGTTGCATAGACTCGCAGCATGAGCACAGCAACGAGGGGGATCGCCCCCATCACCAACAAGCGAGTCGGACGGATCATCGCCCTCGAGCGCCGCGCCCGACGCCTCACCCTCGACGAGGCCGGCACCCGGATCGGGGTGGACCACTCCACCCTCGCCAACTGGGAGCAGGGCCGCCGACCCATCCCCGCCAAGCACGTGGACAACGTCGCCGAGCTGCTCGGCGTGGACCCCGCACTCATCGACCCCAACGCCGCCTGAGCAGCGCACACCGAGAGAAGGAACGCCATGACCGAGATCACCTGGGCCGAGCCCCCCGCCACCAAGCGCGTCGGACGCGCCCGCCGCACCTTCGTCGACCGCATCGCCGACGAGCTCAAGGCCAACCCCGGCCGCTGGGCCCTCGTCGCAGAGGATGCCTGGCCCCACACCCGCAAGCAGTGGAAGGACCGCGGCCTCGAGGTCGTCGGCCGCCGCACCCGACCAGGCAAGGCGCAGGAGAACCTCTACGCCCGCTACAACCCCGACCACGCCGCCTAGGAGGACGCCATGTTCACCGACCCGCAGACCCAGACCGGCTCCGACGCCGAGACCCCCATCGCCGAGCGCTTCGGCAAGTGGCGCATGTACCACCGCCGCAAGCCCGACGGGTCCATCCAGTGGTGCGCCTACCAGCCCGACCAGCTCGACGAGCCCATGTTCCCCGCCCCCAAGGGCGACCGGTACCGGGCCCCCCGCTACGGCGCCACCACCGGCACCGGCCAGGAGGTCCTCACGAAGCTGCAGCTCGCGATGGCGAAGGCGGCCGCGTGATGCCCGGCACCCTCGTCACCATCGGATCCTCCCGGGCGATCGCCCCCGAGTACCGCGGCCACACCGGCCGCGTCGTCGGCACCACCCGCGGCTTCATCCTCGTCCTCCTCGACGACCTGACGGTCGGCTTCCACGCCGACGAGCTGACGGTGGCGTCATGACCACCACCGCCCGCGCCGTCCGCGCCGCCGTCCGGTTCGCCTTCGCCACCACCGTCGTCACCGCCATGAGCCTCAGCGCCGTGGCCGCCGCGTTCCTGGCCTGCACCATCGCGAACAGGCTCCTGCCATGAGCGCCCTCACCCGCGAGGACTTCGCCGCCATGACCGGCGCCCCCTACGTCCCCCTGTGCGAGTCCGCCCACCTGTGCCACCGCACCTCCTCCCACTACGCCGAGACCCGCCACCAGTGCTTCCTCGCCGAGGACGAGGACCGGCTCGTCTACCCCATCTGCCGCGAGGTCGCCTGGTCCATCCTCGGCAACACCGGCCGCACCGCCCTCTGCCCCCTCTGCGGCAACGCGATCCCGCAGAAGGACTTCGTCACCCTCGCCGCACGGGTGGACACCCGGCCATGAGCACCGCGACCGGCATCGAGGTCATCGAGCACCTCGACTTCACCCCCGACCACTCCTGCGAGGTCGAGCTCCGGAAGGGCGGCATCTGCGGCGACGCGGCCGTCTGGCTCGCCATCCACGGATGCTGCGGGGCCACGACCGAGATGTGCGCCCGCCACGGCGCGAGGTTCCTGGCCCTCGTGAACGGGGCCGCGAAGATCCGCGGCACCCTCTCCTGCGACTACTGCCTCGCCCGAGGCAACGATCCGGCCCTGTACAGGACGGTGCCCCTGACATGAGCACCACCCCCGCCGCCTGAGCACCGGCACCAACGGAAGGAACACCATGGAACTCACCTTCAACGCGGAGAAGCACATCTACCGCCTCAACGGAAAGCGCCTCACCTCGGTCACCACCGTCCTCGGCGCGGGCGTGCCGAAGCCCATGCTCATCGACTGGGCCGGGGTGGAGGTCGCCGGCTGGGCACTGGACCCCGCCAACGCCGACGAGTTCGACCGCCTCGCCCACGAGCACCGCCTCGACCTGGCCGCAGAGGCCGTGGACGACAAGGGCCGCACCGCCGCCCAGAAGGTCCTCGGCAAGAAGCACCACGAGAAGCGCGACAAGGCCGCCGTCCGCGGCACCGCCGTCCACAACCTCGCCGAGCAGCTCGTCCACGGCGAGCAGGTGGAGGTCCCCGAGGAGCTCGCCCCCTACATCGACGGGTACCTCCGCTTCCTCGACACCTTCGAGGTCGCCCCCCTCATGACCGAGCGCACCGTCCTCCTCGCCGGCCTCGGCGTCGCCGGCCGCTTCGACCTCATCGCCACCTCCCCGCACCTGAACCACGGGGAGCCGTTCATCGCCGACGTCAAGACCTCCTCCGGGGTGTACCGGGAGACCGCGGCGCAGCTGGCCGCCTACGGGTACGGCGCCGACGGGTACGTCACCGACACCGACCCCCACACCCTCCTCGAGCTGCCCTACGTGACCGCCAGCTTCGTCCTGCACTGCACCCCCGAGGGCACCCACGTCGTCCCCTTCGCCGAGACCCGCGACGAGCTCGGCGGCGACTTCGACTACTTCCTCTCCGCCCACCACATCTACGAGCGGACCCTCGCCAAGCACAAGGTCAAGGACCCCATCCCCTACCCGACAACCCTGGCCGCCTGAGCCCCGGCCCCCACGGAAGGAAACCCACGATGAGCCTCAACCATGAGCAGGTCTCCCAGCTCCTGCGCCCCGTGCACGGGTCCCGCGTGCACAAGCTCGACGGCCTCTCCCACATGGAGGCCTACGACATCCGCGCCCACCTGAACCGCATCTTCGGATTCGGGCACTGGTCCGCCGACGTGATCGAGATGACCCTCATGTACGAGGAGAAGACCACCACGAAGGCCGGCAAGCCCGCCTACGCGGTCGGCTACCGGGCAGGCCTGCGCCTGACCGTGTGCGACCCGGACGGCGCCACCCTCGCCTCCTTCACCGAGTACGCCGCGTCCGGGCAGGTCATGCCCGACTTCAAGCGCGGCGACGCGCACGACTTCGCGATGAAGACCGCCGAGTCGCAGGCCCTCAAGCGGTGCGCGACCAACCTGGGCGACCAGTTCGGCCTGTCCCTGTACAACAACGGCTCCCTCCTGCCGCTGGTCATCAAGACCCTCGTCATGCCCGAGGCCGCCCCGGCCGAGAAGGGCGTGGACGACGGCGCGCCGGCCGTGGCCCCGCAGCCCACCGAGGCCGAGGACGCCGCCGAGGCGGAGCAGGCGCCGGAGCCGCCCAAGACGGTCACCCGCCAGCGCAAGGCCCCCGAGCCCCAGCCCGAGCCCGCCGCCGAGAAGCCCCGGCGGGACTACCTCGCCGAGATCCCTGAGGCGAACGGTGACAAGGACTTCCTCCGCGTCCTCTGGAAGGCCGCCAAGGCTGACGGCGAGCCCGACGAGGTCCTCAATGCGATCGCAGACGCAGCCGCTTGACATCCCGGCCTGGACCCATCCGCTGTGCGACTGCGGGAAGGTCCTAGCCACCGACCGTGCCGACGCCAAGAAGTGGCGCCGCATCTACGCCGACCACAACGGCAACCACAACGAGGTCCGCTACTACCAGTGCCGCTACGGAACGTGGCACTGGACCAGCAGGACCGAGCCCTACCGGAAGGAAACCACCCAGCCATGAGCAACGAGCAGAGCATCACCATCGCCGGCACCCTCACCGCGGACCCCGAGCTTAGGTTCACCCCGTCCGGCGCGGCCGTGGCCAACTTCACCGTCGCGTTCAACCCCCGCCGCTTCGACAAGACCGCCAACGAGTGGCGCGACGGCACCGCCCAGTTCTGGCGCTGCCAGGCGTGGAACGCCGGGAAGCTGACCATGGCCGAGAACATCGCCGACCAGCTCCACAAGGGCGACCGGGTCATCCTCACCGGCACCCTCGAGGCCCGCGAGTACGAGAAGGACGGCCAGAAGCGCACCGTGACCGAGGTCCGGGTCGCGCACATCGGCAAGGACGCCCTGTACCACGGCCAGCCCCACAACCGGGAGCAGGCCGCCGAGGACCCGTGGGGCGCCGGCAACGACTCGATGCGGGCCCCCTTCTGACCGTGGCTGACCGCGAGATCGTCTGGCCCCACGTCCCCGTCAACACCCCCACCAAGCCCCAGGAGGAACCCCCGTGCACACCTACGAAGTCACCGTCTACTCCCAGCCCCACTGCCAGCCCTGCCGCCTGACCAAGCGCAAGCTCGACGCCGCCGGGGTGCCCTTCACCGAGAAGGACGCCGTCGCCGCCGAGAACCACCGCTACATCACCGGCCGCCTCGGCCACCAGCAGGCCCCCGTCGTCACCGTCCACCGCGACGGCACCCTCTGGACCCACTGGGCCGGGCTCCGCGCCGAACTCCTCGCCGACGTCATCGCCACCATCACCGAGAAGGAGGCGGCAGCGTGACCGCCATGCCCGCCACCTGCACCGGCTGCGCCCGGCCCCTGCGCGACCCCCGCGTCGCGGCCGCCAAGCACCCCGGCACCGTCTGCTACGGCGGCAACGGCCTGTGCTCCACCTGCCGCGGCCGCACCCGCCGCAACGACACCCGCCCCGACGCCTGCCACGACTGCGGCAAGGCCCTCCACTACCGCGGCGGGCCCCGCCGGGTGGACTCCGTCGAGCACGTCGCCCGCGGCCTGTGCCGGTCCTGCTACGACGAGGAGCGGCAGCTGGCCAAGATGGCAGCGGCCGGGAACATGTACCCCACCGTCAGCCCCGAGGCGCACGCCCACACCGTCGCCGGGTACACGGCATGGCTGACCGAGCGGCGCAAGCGCGGCGTCCCCGCCGACGGGTACCAGGTCGCCGACGAGCCCGACACCCTCACCCAGCTCGCCCGCGGCAAGACCCCCTCCCAGCGCCGCGCCATCGGCCGACTCCTCGAGCAGCTCGAGACCGAGCGCGACGCGATCGCCCGCGCCACCCGCACCCAGGAGGCCCGCCACCGCTACCAGTACGGGATCGTCGCATGAGCCGGCACGAGCTCACCGCCGAGGAGCGCGGCCGCGCACTGGACACCCGCCGCGCCCTGCTCGCGGCCCGGCTGGAGGACTTCGACTGGCTCGCCCAGAACGGGGTCAACCTGTGCGAGGCCGCGGTGCGGGCTGGCTGGCCCACCGTCACCGCGGCAGTGACCGCGCTGCGCCGCGCCGGGCACCCCCTCGCCTACGTCCTCGAGCGCGAACGGCGTGAGGCGGCGTGAGGTACGCGGAGCTGTGCGCCGGGTACGGGGGCCTCGGCCTCGGCGTCGAGGAGGCCTTCCCCGGCGCGGAGCTGGCCTGGTACTCCGAGTTCGACCCGGCCCCGTCCAAGATCATGGCCCGCCACTGGCCCGGGATCCCGAACCACGGCGACATGACCGCCATCGACTGGGCCGCGGTCGAGCCGGTGGACCTCATCAGCGGCGGCACACCCTGCCAGGACCTGTCCCATGCGGGTCGCCGGCGGGGCATGACCGAGGGCACCCGCTCCAACCTGTGGGTGTCCATGCGAGAAGCCATAGCAACCATCAACCCCACCTACGTGGTGTGGGAGAACGTCAGGGGGGCCTACAGTGCCGCAGCCGCTAGCGATCTGGAACAGCAGCCGGGATGTGTGGGAGGCCACGGGAGCGGAGGCGACGACGTGCCTGTTCTGCGGGCACTCGGACGTGTACTCGGAGACCTTCACGACCTCGGGTACGACGCGCAATGGCGTGGCCTACGCGCTGCCGACGTGGGAGCACCGCACGGCAGGTTCCGCGTCTTCGTCCTCGCCAAACGCCGATGACCTACTAGGCACCCCCTCGGCCCGGATGTGGAAGGGCGCCGGGCCTGTTGACGGGCCGACACACCACCGCAACTCGGCACGCGGCCTCATTGAGGCCCAGGTGCTCGACCTACTGCCGACCCCGGCTGCGGGCGCGTTCAACGACGGCGAATCAGTCGAGCAATGGGACGCACGCCGCGAACGCATCAAAGCCAAGGGCATCAACGGCAACGGCATGGGCGAACCACTCGCCATCGCCGCACAACGGTTGCTCCCGACGCCCCGCACCTCGGACACGAACGGGCCCGGACGGCACGGGACAGGCGGCCCGGACCTGCGAACCGTGGCAAGCGAGCTGCCGCTGCTCCAGACGCCGGCTGTGGCCGATGGCATGGGCTCGCGGAAGGCACGGGGCGGCGAGCGTTCCAATGAGAAGCTGCTGCCCGGCCAGGCTGTCGAGATGGCCACGGACTGGGGACCGTACGCGCCAGCCATCCACCGCTGGGAGCGCGTACTGGGCCGACCCGCCCCCGCACCGACCGAGCTCAATAGCAAGGGCGGCCACCGGCTCTCGCCGCATTTTTGTGAATGGATGATGGGCGCCCCCGATGGCTGGATCTGCGACACGGACATCAGCCGCAACGAGCAATTGAAGGCGGCCGGAAACGGTGTCGTGCCGCAGCAGGCCACCGCCGCACTGAAAGACATGCTCGCCGCGTTCGGCGTCGAGACGGGGGAGGCGGCCGCGTAATGCCGTGGTTCCGTGTCGATGACCAGCTCTGCCTCTCCCACAAGGCCCTCTCCGCCGGCAACCGCGCCCTCGGCCTCTGGGTCCGGGCCGGGTCCTGGTCCATGCAGCAGCTCACCGACGGGCACGTCCCCGCCGCCGCGGTCACGGCCCTCGGCGGCACCCGGGCCGACGCCACCGCCCTCGTCACCGCGGGACTCTGGCACGAGGCGCCCGGCGGGTACGCGTTCCACCAGTGGGCCGAGTGGCAGCCGTCCAAGGCCGAGCTCGAGGAGGAGCGCGAACGGACCCGGGAGAGGGTCCGCAAGTGGCGTGCCGAGCGCCGCAAATGAGCCCGTGTAACGCCGTTACAAACGCCGTACGTACGGCGTCGGTACACCTGCCCCATACCCATACCCATACCCATACCCAAGTCTTCTACCTCACCTAGCGTCTGTTCCCCTCAAATCTGACTCACCTTCGGCGGCGATCGTTCGCTTACGTAATGCACGCGAGGGCGACGCCGCCGACGGAAAGGAACCCCATGCACAAGCTCGACACCCGGGAAGGGAACCTGCTCGCGGACATGATGCTCGCGGTGCGCCCCGACTGGGCCCGCAACCGGCCCCGCGAGGTCCTCCACCGGGCCAACCAGGCAGGCTTCCCCGCGGCGCACGACTTCGGCCACATGGTCCGGGCCCTCGCCCACTACGCCACGGTCACCGGCCCCGACGGGTCGCACCGGTACCGGACCCCGGAGCTGTTCGCGGAGGCGGGGGAGCACTGGACCGCGACCGCGCCGTCCGGGTGGGGGCGTCCGGTGGGGCGCAGGTGCGAGGAGCACCCGGACTTCGAGGCGGCGAACTGCCGGTGCTGCTGGTCGGAGATCCGCGACCCGCACATGCCCCGGCAGGCAGCGGACCTCGGCAAGGCCCTCCAGGAGCCCGAGGAGGTCGGGGTGCGCCCTCTGAGTGCCGGGGAGCGCGGGAGGCTGCGAGAGGCCCTGATGGGGCGGCAGCCCGACTAGGGCCCTTTCGCAGCGACAGCACGGAACAGTAAACCTTTCACGATAGGAAATCACCACCATGCCCAACCTCACCTGCAAGGACTGCAAGAAGCCCTTCCCCCACTCCGAGCGTGCCGGGCACTGCACCGCCTGCCACGAGACCTTCATCGGACTGGCAGCCTTCGACGCCCACCGCGTCGGCGAGCACGGCACCCCCGACCGGCGCTGCGAGCTCAAGCCCGAGGAGTCCACCGGCGAGAAGGGCCAGACCGCCTACGGCCACTGGCAGGACGAGCGCGGCTACTGGCACCACGGCAAGCGCGGCTACTGGGCAGAGGACGCGGCATGAGCGGTCAGACCACAGGACCGAGGATTGTTGAACAATCGGCCAGTCGTGCCAAATCCCCCGCACGTGCGCGGTCGCGGGCGTCGGCTCGGGCCGCGGGGGCGCGGTTCGAGCGGGCGGTGGCGGACTGGCTGGCGGCGCACGTGTCGGAGTGGATTGACCGGCGGGTGCGGACGGGTGCGAGGGACTGCGGGGACATTGCGAATGTGCGGGTGCACGGCGGCCGGCGCGTGGTAGTGGAAGTCAAGGACGTGGCGCGGCTGGACCTGGCGGGCTGGGCGGCGGAGGCCGAGCAGGAGCGGGTGAACGACCTTGCGGTGGCGGCGGTGGTGGTGCACAAGCGGCACGGGGTGTCGGACCCGGGCCGGCAGTGGGTCACGATGACGTTGGCGGACTTCGGGGCGCTGCTGACGGGGGTGCGGGATGATGCGGGATGGCTTGCAACAGAACGCAACAACGGGTAGTGTTGGGGGTGTCGCGGGGGATGAGCTCCCCGCCCAACGGAAGGGAACCCACACCATGAGCAACGAGCGCGACGAACTGGCGAAGATCCTTGGCCGGGATGACCTGTATAACGACTCTGGATGCTGCGACTGGATCGTGGTCGACAGTGCCGCCGAAGCCATCCTCGCCGCCGGCTACCGAAAGCTCCGCACGGTCACGACCGCCGAGGAACTCGACGCACTGCCCGTCGGGTCCGTCGTGCTGGACAACATCGGAGATGCGTGGACAAAGACCGATGTTGACTTCTGGCAGTGCTTCCAGACCTTCAACGACAGCAGCGGGCTCGCCCTGTGCGGGCCGCTCACCGTCCTCCACGAGGCGGTGGCCCGGTGAAGGACAGGCTGCAGGCCCACGCACGACGCATCGCCAACATCCGCAACCTCCTCGACGCCGTCCCCGAAACCGGCGCCTGGTCCCTCATGCGCGAGGCCAACCGCGAGCTCGAGCTCGCCGAAGCCGAGGCCCGCGCCCTCGGCGAGGCCGCCAGCACCGAAGCGGGTGGCGACCTGTGAGCGCCTTCGCCGCCGGCGAGGCACGCCACCACACCGAACCCGAATACGCCTGCCCCCGCTGCGGCCGGACCGTCACCGTCTGGGACGACCTCTGCGCCGGCTGCGAAGACGACGCCCACGACCACGCACAGGACCAGGCACAGCAGCGCGACGACCGCGCCGCCGCCCACGGGAGGGACCACGCATGACCACCATCACCGCCATCAGCGGGAACAAGCTGACCGTCCGGCCCAGCAGCACCAGCGACGCCCACATCGCCCTCGAATGCGCCGACCACGACGGGCGGCAGTTCCACGGCGCCCGCGTCTACCAGCGCAAGGACCTGCTCGCAGCGTTCGGCATCGATGAGCTCGGGTGCGGGTGCGAGGACGCGGACAGGAACCTTGCCGAGGCGATCAAGCGCGCCGAGGCCGCCGAGGCTGAGGCGCTGGAGCAGGCCAGCCTCGTCCGCACCTTCGCCGACCGTGCCGAGGCCGCCGAGGCGAAGCTGGCTGAGGTGGAGGCGCACGCCACGAAGTCCATCGAGTACTACAAGGGCAACACGACAGCACTGCTCAAGGAGCGGGGCGATGTGTACGACAAGCTCATCGCCGCCGAGGCGACCATCCAGCGGGTACGGGACCTCGACTGGTGCGGCTACTTCAGCGCCGACTACGTCCGCGAGAGGATCGGCAAAGCCCTCGACCCGGTGCCGCCGTTCAGCCTACCCACCGAGGCCGGGGCGCGGTTCACGGCAACCAGGACCGGCATCGAGTACACCTTCCAGACCGTCACCTACCGCATCCCAGACGGAGGCATGGCGCTCTACCTCCGCGAAAACGACATGATCGGATTCGCCGCCAAGGAAGTCATGCACGACTTCACCGACCACCGTCTACTCGGGGTCGAGGATGCCTGAAAGGTACGCCCGCGGCTACGCGACCCTCATCACCCAGCACGAGACCACCGAGGAAGAGGCCACCGAGGAATGACCAAGGCGAAGCTAGAGACTAGGCTGTACGCCGTCATCGGCGCCTCCGCCATGTTCGGCACGTTCGCCCATCAAGGCGACTGGTGGTGGGCCTTCATCTTCGGTGCCGCTACCATCTGGGCGGCCCTGCCGATCAGCGAGGCGATCGACAAGCTGGAGGCCACCGAGGAATGACCGAGCCGCGTGAGTGCCCGTGCTCCCGACCCGCCGACCCCCACCTCTGCCCCACCTGCCTCCGCGCACTCCACACCACCATCCACACCACCGCGCCCCGCCTCGCCATCCTCCTCCGCCCCGTCGTGGCCAAGACCGCCAAGGCCGGCGCGCAGGTCCGTGCCGCGTCGACGGGGTCGCGGCCGCCGCTGAACCTGGCCGCCCTCGACGCCCTCGACGCCATCCGCAACATTGTGGCGCTGCGGGACGTGGACCTCACGATGTTCGCCCGGCACGAGGCCGTCCTCCGCCTCAAGGCCGACGCCGACGCCGCCGTCCGCGCGGCCAAGCTCGTCCTCGAGCCGCCCCCGGCGCGGGTGGACGTGGGGCCGTGCGCCGTGCCGGACTGTCCCGGGAGCGCACGGGCGGGGGAGGGCGAGCCCGAGGCCCGCTGCGACACCTGCGGCACCGTGTACGCGGTGCGGGAGCACCTGCGGGCCCGGGTCCTCGCCGCCCTCGACGACGGCGCACCCGTGAGGGCCGCGCAGGCCGCCCGGCTGCTCACCGCGCACGGGGTGGGGGTGACCGCGAAGGACGTGGAGAACTGGGTCCGCGCCGGCCGCCTGACCCCGGTGGGCGAGCTGGTGGAGGGGCGGCGGGTGTACCGGCTGTACAGTGTGGCGGACGTGTACGACGCGGCCACCAGGAGGGCAGCATGACCGAGCGCGACGAGCTGGCGCGGATCGTCCAGAGCGTAAACGGCCCATCCGGCAACGACCCCGACGTCTACGACTGGGAGACGGCCGACGCGATCCTCGCGGCCGGCTATCGCAAGGTCCACAGCTAAATTCCCGCAGCATCCCGCAATTGTTGTTTGCGGGACAATGCAAAACCGTGGTACCCTATTCCTGTCAGTCCGTCATGCCCTGACGCAGGTAGGAGCCTCGACCGCCCCCCACGGTCGGGGCTCTACCTGCGTCGGCCGGCAGACGGCATGAGAAGGCCCCGCATCTGCGCTAACAGACCGGGGCCGTGACCGGAAATCGAGGTTCCGATTGCACAAGCGTAACATCACCTCCGTCAACCCGGAGCAGGCCGAGCGGGAGCGCACCTGCTCCATCGCCGGATGCGACACACCGTCCCCGGACGGCACCACGATCGACCTCTGCGTCGAGCACCTGCGCCTCGCATGGGCCGCCTACCAGATCATCCAGGGCACCGACGCGGACACCTTCCGCGAGCCGGTCAGGCCCAAGGTCTCGCCCAAGAGCCACGACGCCGTCGGCTGGGTCTACTTTGCGAGGGTCGGCAATTACGTGAAGATCGGCTGGGCCAGTGACGTGGACCGCCGCATGAAGGCCATCAAGGCCGATGCGCTGTACGCCACCATCCCGGGCCAGACCCGCACGGATGAGGCCGCGATGCATCGCACATTCTCGAAGCACCGTGCCAAGTCCATGGGCAACGAGTACTTCTACCCTGTCCCCGTGCTCACGAAGTACATCCGGGACCTGCAGTCCGGCATCGCTGCCTGACTGCTCCATGACTCGGTGCGGGTGCGCCAGTAGCAGCCGCTCATCTGCGAAGCGCGGCCCCACGTCCTCCTTCCGCGTGGCGAGGCCCCGCGCACCCGCACCGACATGCACAAGTCCCGATTCGTCCAACCGGCAGGACACACGGCCCTGAACCGTGGAACCAAGGTTCGAATCCTTGATCGGGAGCGCGTGGGGAGAGACGCCGGCAAGGCCCGAGGGGACGCCCTTGGGGACCACGGCTATCAAGCCTCCCCCGCTCCACACGTTCCCCGGAAAGTCACGCAAGCACGCGGCCCGGGGCGAACGAACACCTGCCTAGCGGCCCCGCAGGTAGCCCAAACCGGGCCGCACACACCCACCACGCCAGGCACTGAGCGCCGGCGCGGACCACCGAGGAAGGCACACCATGGGCGCACTCTCCGACACCCTCAAACCCCGCTACCAAGGCTGCCGCTTCGGCGAGCTCATCGACGCCCACGCCGACGCCGAGGACCGCGCCGTCATCGACGACGGCGACGTCACCAACTCCGACATCCTCGCCTTCGTCAACGAGCACTGGGGTGCCGTGTCCCGCACCGTCGTCGGCGACCACCGCCGCAAGGTCTGCTCCTGCTACCGGGACGCCGCCTAGCATGGGCGCCCTCGCCACCCGCCTCGCGCCCCGGGCGCAGGCCCGCGTCCTCACCATCGACATCGAACGCCTCCCCGGCCTCGCCCGCGTATTCGACCAGCGCACGAACTTCGTCTCCCACCGCAACTTCATCCAGTCCCCGGAGACCATCTGCTACGCCGCCCGCTGGTACGGCGACAAGACCCCCATCTTCGAGGCCGCATGGGACGACCGCGACGCCATGGTCCGCCGCTCCTGGGAGCTCTACGACGAGGCCGCCGCGGTCGTCACGTTCAACGGCAAGCGGTTCGACGACAAGCACCTGCGCGCCCTCTGGCTCGAGGCAGGGCTGCCCGCGCCGCGGCCGTGGAAGGCCATCGACCTGTTCCCCGCGGTCAAGCAGTTCGGCTACCTGTCCTCCTCGCTGGACTACGTGACCAAGCGCCTCGGCCGGCCCGGCAAGGTGGACGCCTACGACATGAACGTGGCCTTCGCCGCCATGGACGGCGACGTGAAGGCCCAGAAGCGGCTGCGCCGGTACAACATCGGCGACGTCGAGCTGACCGAGTGGCTGTACGACCGGCTCCGTGGCTGGATGCCGAACCACCCGCACCTCGGCGCGCCGACGGACGCGAAGGTCTGCAACCAGTGCGGCTCCGACAAGATCAAGGCCCAGCCGTCCCGGTACCGGGCGGTGGTCATCGACTACGCCCTGTACCGGTGCGAGCGGTGCGGTGCGAACATCCGCGCCGGCTGGCACGCACGGGCAGCGACCACGCGGGGTGTGGCGTGAAGTTCACATGGTGGACCTACTTCGTTGCAATCCGCCGCTCGCTGAGAGCCGAGCGACTTCTGTACGCCGAGTACCTGCGGGCCTTCCGCGGGCCCGAGGCATGGCATGACCAGTTCCGCCTCACGTGCGCACTCATGCAGCGCGACCGGCGAGAGCACTGACGAGAGGCGCTGGCATGGACGTGCTGGACGACAGGCTGGCCCCGATCGGCTCGCACCGCTGCGACCGCTGCCCCCAACAGGCCCGCGCCCGCCTCGACACGATCGCGGGGCCGCTGTACTTCTGCGGCCACCACACCCGGCGGCTGCTGACCGCGGAGCTGGAGGCGTTCCACACCACCTACGAGGACGGGCCCGACTGTGCCTAGGTGGCTCGCCCGCCTCATCGCCTGGGCCCTGCCCGACGACTGCGACTGCTGCCCCTGCTGCGGATGGGAGACCGAACCGTGACCGACCTCCTATTCGACATCCCCCAGGCCGCCGTCAACGTCACCGCCGACGACTGCTACACACCCAAGTGGGTATTCGACGCCATGGGCATCGAGTTCGACCTCGACGCCGCCTCCCCGCCTGGGGGACCGCTCCACACGCCCGCCAAGCGCTACTACACCGCCGCGGACGACGGCCTCGCACTGCCATGGGACGGAGTCACATGGTGCAATCCGCCCTACTCCAACTTCACCCCGTGGGCCGACAAGTGGGCCGCTAGCGATCGTGCCGTCCTCATGGGCACCTACACGCCCGGGACGCGATGGACCCCCACCGTGTTCGGCAACGCCGAGGCGGTCGCGCTCATCACCTGCGAGTTCATCCGCCCCGGCAACTCGCCGATCCGCCCCATGCACGGCCTCTTCGTCGCCTTCCGTGGCGTCGGGGTCGCGCCCGCGGAACGACTCGCCGCCGCCGACCGCTTCGGCTCGGTGCTCTACGGGAGGCCGCAATGAGACCCGGCGACGTCGCCCTCTACCGCCCCCACAACACCCTCGGCGCCATCGTCGCCTGGCTCACCCGGGCCCGCTACTGCCACGTCCGCCTCATCACCACCGACGACGGGCAGACCGTCGAGGCCGACCTCAAGGGCGCCATCCGCGGCCGCGTCCAGCCCGGCGACGTGATCGTGTCCGCGCCCCTGACGGACGCCCAGCGCGCCCTCATCCCAGTCCTCGCCGCGGCCGTGGTCGGCACCCCGTACGGGTTCCTCGACATCCTCGCCCTGCTGCTGGCCTCCTTCGGCCTCCGCTTCCCAGCCCTCGCCGCGAGGATCGAGCGCTCCGATCGGCTCATCTGCTCCCAGCTGGTGGACGTGGTCTGGCAGGCCGCCGGCTTCCACGCCTTCGCCGACGGGCGCCTGCCGCAGGACGTCACCCCCGGCGACATCGCCGACACCGCCCTCTCCAACGGGTGGACAGCCCACACAGCCTAAGACCCCAGGAGGGTGCAATGGCGCCCTCAACCCCCCTCACCCCCGCCGAGAAGCGCCGGATCAAGGCCCTCCACGCCGACGGCCTGACCCGCAACGCCATCGCCAAGGCCATCGGCCGCTCCAACGGCGCCGTCACCGACTACTGCCAGCGCGAAGGCCTCATCTTCCCCCACCCGCAGAAGGCCGAGGCCGTCACCGCCCGCGAACTCTCCGTCCGCGAGCGGACCGTGGCCGCGCACGAGCGGCAGCTGGAGATCCTCGAGGCCATACAGTCCAGCCTCCTCGGCACCCTCACCGGCCGCGCCGGGTGGAAGGCCAAGCTGAAGGGCGTCGGCGGGTCAGAGCAGGTGACCGAGCTGGACTTCGTGCCCTCCGACGAGCTCCGTAACGTCCAGAACTCGCTGACGTCGGCGACGACGGCGCTGCGGAACCTGACCCCTGCCGGGGATGCCGAGAAGGAGGCCGCCGTCTCCGTCGTCGAGGCCCTCGCCGCCTCCCTGGGCCTGCCGCCCGAATCACCGAAGTAGCACCCACCCACCACCGAACCCACCAACCAACCCCGACGAGAGGCACCACAGCCATGTACCACGTCATCCTCCTCAGCGGCAACGAATACGACATCGACGCCAACGAGCACAGCATCGAGGCCGCCATGACCAACGTGGTCAGCCCCAGCAGCCCCGAGATCGTCCGCTTCTGGGAGACCAACGGTGTCAGGGGAACAAGGAACCGCGAGCTCGTCGCCGCGATCCCCCTCTCGCACATCGAAATCATCATGCGGGCATGACCGCGCTGTCCCCGAAGCAGCTGGACTACCTCCAGCACTCCACCGCCTCCGTCAACATCTGCGACGGGTCCATCCGCGCCGGCAAGACCTTCGTCACGCTCCTGCGCTGGCTCCTCTACGTCGGCCGCGCACCAAGGGGCGGCGAGCTCGTCATGGTCGGCCGCACCCGCGACGCCGTCTGGCGCAACCTCGTCCTGCCCATGCAGGACCCCTCCCTGTTCGGCCCCATGGCCGACGCCGTCGTCGGCAACTACGGCGCCCCCACCGTGAAGGTCATGGGCCGCACCGTCCACCTCATCGGCGCCAGTGACGCGAAGGCCGAGAAGGTCATCCGCGGCATGACCGTCGCCGGCGCCTACGGCGACGAGCTCACCGTCCTCTCCGAAGAGTTCTTCACCCAGCTCCTCGGCCGCATGTCCGTCCCCGGCGCCAAGCTCTTCGGCTCCACCAACCCCGACAACCCCGCCCACTGGCTCAAGGCCAAGTTCCTCGACCGGCTGGCCGAGCTGCCGAACTGGCGGCACTGGCGCTTCACCATGGACGACAACCCCTCCCTCACCGAGGAGTACAAGGAGTCCAAGCGGCGCGAGTTCACCGGGCTCTGGTTCCGCCGCTTCATCGAGGGCGAATGGGTCGCCGCCGACGGCGCCGTCTACCCCATGTGGGACCCCGAGAAGCACCTGGTCCCGTGGGAGTCGCTGCCGCACATGGAATCCCTCCTCGGCGTCGGCATCGACTACGGCACCAACAACCCGACCGCGGCGCTGCTGCTGGGCCTGTCCCGCGAGTACGACGAGCGCGGCAACGTCGCCCGCCGGCGGCTGTACCTCGTGGACGAGTGGGGCACACCCAAGGGCCACGCCTGGACCGACGCCCGCCTGTCCGAGGGGCTGCGGTCGTGGCTGGGCCGGCCGCACCTGCGCGACCAGCCCCACCTCGAGCCCGCCTACATCATCTGCGACCCCTCGGCCGCGTCGTTCAAGACGCAGCTGTACGCGGACGGGGTGACGAACCTGGCCAACGCCGAGAACGACGTGGAGTACGGCATCAAGACCGTCGCGTCCCTCCTCGGCACCGGGGACCTGCTCGTCTCGGACCGGTGCCGCGGCTTCGTCAACGAGGTCACCGGCTACTCGTGGGACGAGAAGGCCGCCCTCAAGGGCAAGGACGCCCCCGTGAAGGTCGCTGACCATTACTGTGACGCTGGACGCTACGCGATATCCACTACGGAGACACTCTGGCGCGAATACATCGGACCACACTGACCCAACCCGACGAAAGGGGCCACCGCGTGGCACTGCCCGACAACGGCGCCGTATGGCCCCCCGAGCCGCACAAGGCCGCCTACCGCATGTTCGCCGAGTACGACGCATGGTACTCCGGCGACATCGACGCCCTCGAGCAGACCTACTCCTACGCCATGGCCTCCGGCGTGTGGGGCCAGATCAAGCGCATGTTCTGGGGCGCCCCCCGCCCCAACCAGCAGGGCGAACGCCCCGTCAAGATGCACGTCCCGGTCGCCTCGGAGATCGCCCGCATGTCCGCCCAGGTCGTGTGGGGCGAGATGCCCGCGGTGAAGTTCGCCGACCTCGACGAGGACGGCGACCCGCCCGCCGGCCCGCAGGCCATGATCGAGAAGGCCAACCAGCGCCTCGCCGAGCTCATCGACGACTCCGCCCACACCGCCCTCCTCGAGGCCGCCGAGCTCGGCTCCGCCCTCACCGGCGCCTACCTGCGCATCTGCTGGGACCACAGCGTCTCCGACACCCCCTTCCTCGTGCCCATGGCCCCGGACCAGGCCGTCCCCACCTTCCGGTACGGGCGCCTCACCTCGGTGGTGTTCTGGCAGGAGCTGCCCAAGCTCGACGGCGACCCCAGCCACTGGCTCCTGCTCGAGTCGCACGAGCCCGGCCGGATCGAGTACGGCCTGTACGCCTCGGGGAACAACGGCAACATCGGCACCCGCGTCCCGCTGACGGAGCACCCGGCCACGGCCGGGCTGGCCGCGACCGTGGACGCCGAGTCCAGCGTGGAGACCGGCTCCGAGCTGCTCACGGCCGCGTACTTCCCGAACGTGAAGCCGAACCGGGCCAACCGCAAGGACCCGGTCATGGGCAACCTCGGCCGCTCCGACCTCGACGGCTGCATCGACCTCATGGACGCCCTCGACGAGACCTACACCTCGTGGATGCGGGACATCCGCCTCGGCAAGGCCCGCGTCCTGATCGACAAGGGCATGCTCGACGTCAACGCCCCCGGCCTCGGCGCCCAGTTCAACGCCGACCGCGAGGTGTTCACCAACCTCAAGGCCGGCGTCGGGTCGCTCAACGGGGGCGGGTCGGCGCCGATCGAGCAGGTCCAGTTCGCGATCCGCGTCCAGGAGCACCTCGCCACCGCCTCGCACCTGCTGACCCGCATCTTCGCGGCCGCCGGCTACTCCCCGCAGACCTTCGGGGAGACCAACGGGCAGACCACCCGCACGGTCACCGCCACCGAGGTCGACTCGCGGGAGAAGCTGACCCTGCTGACCCGGGACGCGAAGATCCGCTACGCCAAGCCCGCCCTCCAGCGCCTCATGGCCGCCCTCCTCGACGTGGACGCGCACGTGTTCCACGGGCCGGGACGGCACGGGGACCTGCCCGAGGTCGAGTTCCCCGACGCCCTCGCCCCCTCCATGGACGCCCTCGCCCAGACCGTCCAGCTGCTCCGGGCCGCGGAGGCCGCCTCCACCGAGACGATGGTGGAGATGGTCCACCCGGACTGGAACCGCGAGCAGATCGACGCGGAGGTGGCCCGGATCCAGTCGGAGAAGGCGTCGGCGTTCCCCGCCCTGCCCGACCCGACCGGAATGACAGGGGCCGACCTTGGACCAGCAGACACCACAGGCGCAGACCCCGCCGACGGAGCAGCCGGGCCGGCCGCAGACCCTGGCCGCGGTGGCCACCCTGGCGGCGGGGCTGGCACTCAGTGAGTACGGCGCAGCCCAGCGCGACCTGCTCCTGACCAGCGCCCGCCTCGTCCGCCACGCCCTCCACCACCCCGAGGCGTGGCCCAGCCTGCTCGGCGACCTCCGCGCCGCCGCCCGCGCCACCGCCACCCGGCTCGCGGCACGGGCCCCCGCACTGGCCGCCCAGATCACCGACACCGCCGGCCGGCACGGGGCAGCGTACGGGGCACGGCACGCGGCACCCCATGTTCAGGCGCCGGCGTGGGTCACGGTCCCGGACCACCAGCCCAACGCCGTCGCCATGGTCGCCCGCGACCTCACCGACTCACTGAGGGCCGCGGCTCAGCGGATCACCCGCTTCCCCGACGACGCCTACCGCGCCGCCACCGCCGCCGCAGCCTCCCGGCAGGTCTTCGGCGAGCTCGAGCCCAAGGCCGCCCAGGAGCAGGCGTGGCGGGACCTCATGGGGCAGGGCATCACCGGCTTCACCGACCGGGCCGGGCGCCAGTGGAACCTCGCCACCTACACGGAGATGGCCGTCCGCACCGCCGCCGCCCGAGCCTACCGCGACAGCGCACTCGACCGCATGACCCAGCTCGGGACCGTGTTCTTCACCGTCTCCGGCACCGGCCGCCCCTGCCCGCTCTGCGCCCCGTGGGAGGGCAAGGTCCTCGCTTCGATGGGGGCGGGGACGTTCCAGCAGGACGGGCACACCGTCACCGTC